TGGGACGACAAGGGCGGCTTCTTCTACACGCTCGATTGGGACGACAAGCCCGCCAAGCGCAACAAGCTCTGGTGGCCGGCCTGCGAAGCGGCGGCCGCCGCCCACTTCCTCAACGAGCACCTGCCGAGCGATTTCCACGAGGAAAGCTACCGCAAGGTCTGGAACGTCATCGAACGCTGCTTCATCGACCACGAGAACGGCGGCTGGCACGAAGAACTGACGGAAGACCTCGTGCCCTCGCACAGCCTCTTCCCCGGCAAGGGCGATATCTACCACGCCCTGCAGGCCTGCCTGATCCCGCTCTTCCCGGCGACCGGCAGCATCACCAAGGGCATCATCGAAGCCGGCGGCAAGCTCTAGACATCAGAGCCATTCCCGGCCCCGGCGGGAATGGCTGTCGCCCAGGACCAATCGCCATTCAGTTCAGGCCGCGCCGAAAATTGTGATTTTCCACGACCCGGAGCGCAGCGTACTTAACGTACGTGAGCACCGGAAGCGTGGAAAAACGCCATTTGCAGGCCGGCATGGGCTGAATGGCGATTGGTCCTACCCCAGCCGCAGCGAATCCAGATCCTTCGCCAGCATCAGCGCAAGCGCCTCGACGACGAGATTGTGGTCGTCGCGCTGCGGCAGGCCCGAGACAGTGACCGCGCCGATGCAGCCAGTGCCTTTTACATTGATCGGGAAGCTGCCGCCATGGGCGGCGTATTCGGCGCTGGAGAGACCGTTATCCTCGATCGTCTTGCCGGCGGATTTCAGTCTCAGGCCGCTCGCGTAGCTGCTCTTCAGATAGCGAAACACCATGTTGCGCTTGCGCTTCACCCACTGGACATTGTCGGGCGTCGCCCCCGGCAGCGCCGCGTAGAAGACCGGCATGGAATGCAGCGAGACGTCGATCGCCACCGCCAGCCCGCGATCGGTCGAAAGCTCCTGCAGCAGCTTGCCGAGCTGCCAGGCGGTCGTCAGATCGAAACTGTCGAAGGCGAGCACCTTTTCCTGTTCGGCAATGCGAACCAGATCATCTTCGATAGTCATCACAGGCCGTCCTCTCCTCACACTTCGTCAGGAGAGAACATCCGCAGGCTGCGGAAAAAAGTAAAGGGAAATCGTAGTGATAGCGAATGGGGAACAGCTCAGTGAGGCATCGCGGCCAGCGCCCCGATAATCTCTTCGGGCCGCATCGGCTCGCTGGCGCGCAGCTTCACCCGGCCGTCGCGATCAAGAAGGATCAGCCCGAATTCGCCGGGCTGCGGACCCTCGAGCTTGTCGCGCAACTCGTCTGCATCGAGATCGTGCGGATCGTCGAACAGCGGAAAGACGCCGCCGCCGGCGACGTTGAAAACCTCGATATCTTCCTCGATGAAGCGCATATGCGCCTTGCGCAGCAGATCATCCTGTTTCGCCGCCCGGTCGTCCTCGGCATCGGCGAACACCAGAAGCACCCGCTTCTTCCCACCGAACGGCCACAGGCATCGCGGCGTCGAGATCTTGTGCGGTTCGCTGCCCAGAATTTCGCGTACGAATGATTTCAGCATGATGCCCATCCTTCCTATCGTCATCAACGGCTGGAAGCCTGAGCGGTTCCCGCAAAGGGCGCGGGGCGGGATCGCCAGCTGGCAGCGATCCCGCAATATCTGGCGCTAGTCGCGCGATTCGCGTGGCGAAACGGGACCTGGCACGGCCACGACATCGCTCCCGCCATTGGCGAGAAGCCGCTTGCGAACCAGGACGCGCATGACGCGCGCGGCTGTCGAGAAGGTCATCTGGTCGAGAGGACCCTCGCCTTCCCAGGGTTTGGTGAGGCGTTCAGTGACGGCACCGACGATGTTCATCGGCACGATGTCGTCGCATTCGCGCATGGCTTCGAACACCATGCTGATCGGCAGGACCTTTCCTTCGAAGGTGACGATCGGTTCCGTGAGTTCACTATCCCATTCTTCGAAGGCATAGAGAGCCTCGCGAAAGAGTTCCTGAAGGGTGAACGGGGCGTGTCCGTTGTGAAGTGGCGGCAAGGCATTCGTCATGTCTGTCTCCTCTTGGCAGGGATGAAGCCATTTCCTCCTCATCGGCCGGGAATTAATGCGGAAAACAGAACTCGGGTTCCCTCGCGCGGCCGAATAACACGATCGATTTTATAGTGTAACACTCGCGTGATAAAGCCTTTTATGCCCGCCCGGTGGAAAAAGCCGCCGCCGGAAACAGATAAGCCGTTGATATCCCTCAGAGATACCAACGGCTATTTTTACGCATGAAAGCGGATGTCAGCGCTTACTGTTCCAGCGCGAAGGTAACGTTGACGCTGACATTGTAGGTGTTCTCCCCGCCCTGAACCGGCACGGAGGAATCGGCAGCCTCCTTCATCATCGCGGCGCGATAGACCGGCTGCGGCATCGGCCGGCCGCTGTTTTCGCTGATCTCGATGATGCGGCCGAGCTTGACGCCGGCCGCTTCCGTCAGCGTCTTGGCCTTCTTCAGCGCCGAGGCGATGGCATCCTTGCGCGCCTCGTCGATGACGCCTTCCGGCTTGTCATTGGTGAAGGAGATATCGCCGCCCTGGTTGATGCCCAATGTCACCGACTGGTCGATGATGCCGCCGAGCTTGGACAGATCGCGCACCCGCACGGTAATGCCATTCGACACCTGATAGCCGATCAGCTCCGGCTGCTTCGGCTGGCCGTCGGTGCTCTGCGGATAATTATACTGCGGCTGAACCGAGAAGCCCGACGTCTGCAGGTCCTTCTCGGCAATCCCGCCCTTTTTCAGGGCCGCCAGAACCTCGGCCATCGCCTTGTTGTTCTCGTCGAGCGCCTCGCGCGCCGTCTTCGCCTGCTTGACGACGGAGAGATTGACGATCGCCATGTCCGGCGCCACCGAAGACTGCCCATCCCCCGAGACCATGATGACAGCCTCTCGCGGCTTCGAATCATCGGCAAGTGCCGCCGCCGTCACCGGCAACACGGCCGCCGCCGTCATCAAAAGCCCGAGCGCAAGTTTCCTGGTATTCTGCAGCGCCATGATTCACTCCTTGGTTGTCGCTACCCTTTCTTCTTCTTGGCCATTGATTGTGAAGCTATTGCGGCAACGTCTTGTCGCTGCATCCGAATTACGCTAGAGCGAAACCGCTGCGGGGAGCCATTGCCCCAAAGCCAGCGCAGCCACCTGCGCCAGGGCCTGTAGCTCAATGGTTAGAGCCGGCGGCTCATAACCGCTTGGTTGGGGGTTCGAGTCCCTCCGGGCCCACCAAAATATCTATATTTCAAAAGTACTTATCGGAGGTTAGCCACTTAAATGTTCTCGCTAAATTCCGTTTTAGGTGGCTAACCCACATGCCGAATCGCTACCAACCCCTCTACCACTGGCGCCGAACACAGATCGACGAGAACGACCCGCCGAGCGATGACGACTGGTCTGGGTATGATGGAGAGGTCTGTATCGGGCGGATACAGAAGCAGGCCCATGGGCCGATGAAAAATCAGTGGATGTGGAATGGCCACGGTCCGCGCACTCGGAAGAGGCTGCTACCGCATAGCGGATATCTTGCAGAGGGCCGAGAGGCCATGCGGGCGGTAGAGGAGTGGTATCACCGGCAGCTTGAACTGAATGGGATCAAGGGGCCTAAACAGGTCTAACCTGAGTCACAACTGCGACATGCTGCTTAGAGGGCAGACCTTCCCCAAATTAATGTCGCAATGCTTTGAACTTTTTCTTCCTTGATTCATTGACTGTTCATACTCACCTATCATAATGATAGGCGTATGGCAGAAATCGTACCGCTACAACTGACGGCTAGGCAAGCGACCGAGTTGATCCGGAAGCTTGCTGCTGAGACAGAGAATATAGTTGTTCTCAATCACGCTCAGCAGCGGCAGAGGCAGCGCAAGATTACGCGAAGGCAGATCGAACTTTGCCTTCAGCGAGGAACGATCACTGAGGGCCCGTTCTTTAACCAGCACGGGAACTGGCAGATGAACGTCTTCCGTCACGCTGCAGGTGAAGAAATTACGTGCACCGTTGCGATAGATTGGGCAACCCGTCTTCTCGTTGTAACGGTGTTTTGAAGGGGCAGATAGAGATGGCTTACCATTATACCGATAGCGGTCTCGACAACGTGTGGCTAGTGAACGGTTACATCGAGCACGAGACCCCATATGGCCCAGGCATATCCATCCAGGATACTGCGGGCCTACATAGAGCAATAGGAGAGTGGCTGGTGGAAACGCCAAAGCCACTAAACGGTGCCGAACTTCGGTTCATTCGGCTCGAAATGGAACTGACGCAACGAGACCTTGCGGGGATACTTGGGGCTGAGGAGCAAGCTGTTCGCCGATGGGAGAAGGCGAGAACAAAGCCCATAAATGGTCCGGTAGATCGGCTTTTACGGGCACTCTATAGCGAGTATCTCAATGGAGACGGTGCTGTGCGCAAAATAGTGGACCGCCTGGCTGCGCTCAATGTTGTGGAAAAATCCAACGGGCGTTTCTGCGAGACAGATAAGGGATGGCTGCCACAAGAGTGCGCGCAAGCCGCTTAGTATCCGCAAAAGGTAGCTCCGCCTCTGCTGGAGCTACCTGCTACGCTATGTCGTAGATTGCCGCTTCATCGGCGGCGTCCCGCAGCCCCTTATAGCTGGCATGCCGCAGCTTCCCGTCAACCGTCCAGGCTCGGTACTCGATCTCGGCAATCAGCCTCGGCCGCGTCCAGACGATATCCTTTCGTCGGCCGGCATAGTCGATCGCCGGTTTTTTCGTCACCAGCTTGTCCATCTCTTCACGCAGCTTCCACGTCGCCGCTTCCTTGAAGCCGGTTCCGACCGATCCGACATAGACGAGCTTGCCGCCACGCCGTGCCGCCAGCAGCAGCGCGCCGACACCTGCCCTGGCTGACATCGAATGCTCATAGCCGACGATCGCGAAGCTATTGGACTGGATGCACTTCACCTTTACCCAGTCGCCGAGCCGGCCGCTGCGATATGTGCTGTTGCGATCCTTCGCGATGATGCCCTCAAGCCCGTGCTCGCATGCGGCGCGGAAGAACGCGTCTCCATCTGCATCAACCTCTTCCGACAGCCGAATGGCGCCATCGCCAATCGGGACGACGCCCTCCAGCAGATGCCGGCGCGTTGATAGCTCGGTGTTGATCAAGGAATGCCCGTCGAAATAAAGCAGATCGAAGGCCATGAAGATCGCGTTGCCTGACGTCGCCTTCCCGCCCCTGCCGCCGAGCGACCGCTGCAGCGCGCTGAAATCTGATCGGCCCTGATCATCGAGAACGACCGCCTCGCCGTCGAGGATGGCCGTGGAAACGCCGAGAGACTTGGCCGCGGCTTCGATGAGGGGAAAGCGGTGCGTCCAGTCGTGGCCGCCTCTGGTGATGATCCTGACGCCGGACGGCTCGATGTGGACGGCCAAGCGGTATCCGTCCCATTTGATCTCGTAGGCCCACTGGTCGCCCTTGGGCGGCTTGGCCTTGAGAAGAGCCAGGCACGGCTCAACGCGCGCCGGCATAGGATCAAGGGGGAGATTGGGCTGCTGCGGATCGCGCGGCTTGCGCGGCCTGGATCGAACCGGCTTCTCCGTTTGCAGCAGGGGCTTTGACTTCGGAGGCTTCGTCATGCGAAGCAGTCCATCAGGAAATGCTTAAAATACGGTGCTTTTGAAATGGAGGTTGATCAATGAGCGATCTTGATCGTCCGATGCAGTCGTCAAGCCAGCAGTACGAACATCTCTGCACCCATCCGGGCTGCAAAAAGTGGGGCGGGTTCGGCTTCTCGTCGTCAAAAGCAATCGAGACACGATGGTGGTGCTGGGAGCATTACCCACACAAGGAACCGCTCAGGCATCTGCCGCGTTAACGTGGCGCTGGCACGATCCTCAGCCAGCACTCTCACTTCCCCACTTCGCCCCGGCCGCACACCGGGGCTTTTCTTTTGGCGTCGGACCAGAAGGGAACGGATCGCGAGATCAGCAGTTTAGCGGCAATGGTTACCAAGTCTATCCGGCTCATAATGCTGCTGAATTCAATGAGCGACCGCTCGTTCCGGCATCCGCCGAGGAACGTGGGCTTGAAGACGGTCATCACAGCCGAGAAAGCGGGGTTGGTTCAGCGAGAGGGCTCGCTTGGCCTGCGCCCTCGCTGCAAGCTGACACGCGAAGGCAAGGACTATCGCCGAAAGCATGGGTTCCCGACGGAGTAAGGCACATCACGGCGTGATGACGAACGGGATCGGCGGAGAAGTCACGACGATCGGAAAGCCCAGCCGATGGAAGATTGTGCAGTAGTACGAGAGATTGACCTCGTACCAAGCGGGACCGAGCGCGGCCGCATCCGGAATAGTGATCGAGCGCTGATAGGTCTCTCTGCCGGCGAGCAACTGGACGCCTACGGTATATGACGGGATCGCATGGCGCGTCCCCTCGGAGTCCACCAGCCAGCGCCTGGTCACCGCCGAGCATATCCGGGTGCGGAAAACCTTGAACTCGACATCGAGCGTCCCGCCGCGCTTGGCTTCCGTTTCCAGCGCCTTGGCGCCCTCGTAGATAATCGGCGGGTCGCGATCGATCGCCATAGAGACCAACGTATAGCTTCCGAAGAACGCGAGAAGCAACGCCAGTCCGGCGGCGAACTTGATAACGGTTTTCATCCCTTGGGAACTCCTGAGGTAAAGAAGACCTTCACAGCCGCAGCTGCACCCGCCCCGGCGACGATGAATCCGAAGAACCACATTCCGAACCGGCCGAAGCGCTTCATGGTCCGAAGGTTCTCCAGACTGTCGGTAATCACCTCAAGGTCGGATTTGGTGAACCGCTTGATCAGGAAATCGAGCTTGTCGCGCTCTTCCTTGTCGAGGTTCGCCAGCAGTTCAAGGTTCGGTATCTCGCTGTCTCGCACGCCGGCGAGAAAGAGCCTCATCTTATCGCTGAGGTCCGGTAGGCGCTGCGGAAGTTGGGGGTTCTGTTCCATAGCTGCATGTCCTGTCATCCTGCCCTGCGCCCTGCCCTTAATGCCATGCCATGTTGATGCTCAGCGGTTGCCCGCGTTCTGCTTGTTATAGTCGTCAGCCCACGCCTGGCAGTCCCTCGCCAGTTGATCTCGGTTATCGGCGGTCACTTCCCAGCGGTATCGGAAGACAACCCACGGCTCGTCACGAAGCTTGACGCGCTCGACGAGTGCCGTACAGGCGGGAGGGAGTACCAGCTTGGGCCGCTCCGCCTTCGCCTGCCCTTGCGTCACTGCGGCCTCAGAGACGCGCTTGCCGGTGTCATCGGTAGTCGTGCATCCGGCGAGGAGCGCCGCGAGCAGGATCAGCGCTTTGGTGTCCATGCCTTGTCCTTTGCATTGGGTCGGGAGAGCTCCGGGTCGGCCTCGGCTTCCTTCAAGAGGGCTTCGATCCGATCTTCAGCAGCTTGCTTGCCCTTCAGCGCGTCAGCAGCGCGGATGGCGGCGTTTGCCGCTGCAACCTCGGCGGCGAGCCGGTCTCGCTTCTCCTGGGCCACCTGTGCGGCAAGGGCCTCGTACTGGAAAGTCGAGACCATCTTTTCGAGGCGGGCATCGCATTGAGCCTTTGCCTGCGCGGTCGCGATCTTCACCTGATCGGCGGCGAAGGTGTGGACGCGGCCGGCGGCGAGGTCGCCGATGATCGGGACGCCGGTGAGGAACGGGATGCGGGACGCGCCGGGAATGCCCTCGTAGTACCCGAGCAGGCCAAGGGCGATACATCCGCCGAACCCGAGATATCGAGCGATGGCGTAGAGGATCGTCATGGCTCCACCTTTACGCTCGTATCGACAGCGCCCTGATCAACGGCTTGCTGAGCGAGGTCCGTTTTACGCTCCGCGTTCCGCTCCCAGACAGCACCGAAGACGTAAGACCCGATGATGCCGCCCATCAGGAGGATAAGGTTCATCGCAATCGTGTCGCTAAGCGCGATCGGCCGGCCCCAGATCGAGAGATAGGTGATGATGCCGGCCGACCAGATCAGCACCAGGATGATAATGCGGCGCCGGACTGCCCAATCAGGTGAGGCAACGTGATCCATGAACAGCTTCATCAGGCGGCATCCTGCAAGGCTTTGTTGAAGCGCTTGGCATAGTCAGCGATATCCCCGGCGCGATCGAGCCCGTTGACCGTCTGGCGGGCTCCGGTCCAGTCCGAGGACTTGGCAGTGAAATAGTCCCGCAGTTTGCGGCCGGTGAAGATGCCGTCACGCATGCCAATGATCATGACCTTGGCTGCATCGTCGAGCATTCCCATCAGCGACGGGTTGCTGGTGAAGGGGATGCCGAGAAGCGTCTCGAACTTCCGATAGTTCGCCCGGCCCGTGCACTGGCAGAGACCACGGCCGCGGAAATTCCACCCGTCACCCGGCTCGGTATTGCCGAGCATCCTCGCGCCCCACGCGCCGCCGTAGATCGCGTTGGCGATTGCCTGCTGATCCGCGACCTGTCCTGCCTTCCGGCCGAAGCGCTGCGCGTCCTGCGCGCTGATCCGCTTGCCGAACTTGCTGATCAGCGCCTCAACCGAATAGTTCAGGTTCTCGGACTTTGGCACGTAGGTGCCGCCCGTCTCGATCATCGGCGTCGCCAGAATATAGGCGATATCGCGCTGGTCTGAGACCTGAAGCGCTGCGCAGCCGTCGAGGATTGCATTCATGCCGTCGACCTGGCTCTGGCTCAGCGTACCGCCGAACACAGAGGATCGAACGGCAGCAAAGAATTGCTGTCGGTTCATTGGGGATGTCTCCGATGTTGATAGAGCGAGCGACGAGGCTCTAATTTTTTGCTTTTGGCGATGCCATGAGTGACAGAACTGCGGCTTATTGGTATCACTAGCGGCTATCGCCGTATTTGACGGCACAGGACGCAAGGAACGAATAAATGAGGACAGTCGCGATCATACCAGCCCGCAGCGGGTCCAAGGGCCTGCCGGGAAAGAACATCGCTGACTTCCATGGAAAGCCACTAATCCATTGGACAATCAAGGCGGCGATCGATAGTGGCCGGTTTGATTCCGTCATTGTGTCGACAGACAGCCAAGAAATCGCTGATGCGGCGAAGGCGAGCGGGGCAACAGTTCCCGGCCTTCGCCCTGCTCATCTCTCGACAGATGAGGCCACAACTCTCGATGTGATTTCTCATGTTCTTGAGCAATCACCGGCCGACATCTGCGTCTTGCTTCAGCCGACATCACCCCTTCGAACCGAGGCTGATATCAGGGCATGCCTTGATATGCATAATGGCGATCGACCCGTCGTCTCGGTTGCACCGGCAAAGCCATGGATACTTTCGGTGAGAGAGGAGTTCGCCGATCCAGTCTTTGACTTCGCTGACCGGCGGCAAGACGCAGAATATGCTATGCCAAACGGGGCGATTTACGTCTTTTCTGCCGAATATCTACGATCTGGGCGCCAGTGGTGGAGGGAGGCGGCTGTCTACATGATGCCGCAAGAGAGATCGGTGGATATCGATACCGCCACCGATCTTGAGATTGCCAGACTCCTTTTCCGCCGCGGGAGATCGGAGACAAGCGAAGACGAGGCTTGGAGAATGGTTCTGTAGCTGCCGATCAGACGCGGATGCGAAGCTCCCCCGTCGAAGTTTTATAAACATCACCTGCGACAAGCCCCGCAGTCGCCGCCGCCGCATTGTCGGCATAGGTCGGCAATACAGCACGAAAACCGCCACCAGTTATTCTCAGCTTCTCGACTAAGTTAATCTGGAAAATAAGCTGATCCGTGGTCGCCGTACCCAAGATCTGCGCGCCGGTGCTGTACGTCATGTAGATGTTGTTGAACTGCAGAGAGCCGGCCCGAGCCCTGGAAAAGGTTGCCGGGTAGTTCCTAGAGTACAGTGCATCGATAACGATCAGCAGCCCCTCAACACTCTTGTCACCAACAGCATTTTCGAAGAACCCGGTAAGGCCTGGCTGCGCAGCGCTGGCGTCAAATAGCTCTGTAGTGACGGTCGCCGTCTTTATACGGTAGACGTTTGCCGAATGCTGGGCATCACCCGCTAGACAATAAAGCGCCCGGTTAGCTGTACCGACACGATGATGTATCTCATAAACGTTCGCGTTCCGCGTGCCTGTAGAACCGAAGCCTGTGGGTATAGAGTTGCTGTCAACGATGGTCGTGCAATCGCCGGCGAAAACGACGCCGACATTATTGTAATTTCCGCGCAGATGACGAACCACAGCAGATATGGAGCCGTAGGCAGCATCGTTCCAAATGACGATGTTGCGCATGTTGCAATAGTTAGCGCGATCAATCTGTACCGCACCAACCTGCACGCCTTGGGTTGCCCAATAGCCGGTGGTCTTCCCGCAATTGTATGCGGTGATGTTTTCGAACAGGAAAGAATTGACATCGACGCCTAACGTCGGCGGTGAATTCGTGTGGCGTGCCTGGATAAGGTTATCACAGCGCACCGCGGTGATGTTCCTGAAAGACACATCCGATGTTGGAGAGGTGTTTGTGCCGCCTGCGGCCATCGCTGCATGGCAGTCCACCACAAGCGTTCCATCGACAACGCAGTCTCTGCAATTGCCGTCGAACTGCACAGCTCGACCACCCGAGCCAGACCAGACACTTGTCCCGTTACGGCAGTTTTTAACCACGCCACCGATGATACGCATATTGACAACGAACGAACCGGCACAGCCCACTTCACCAGCGGCATTTCCGCTCTCCGCCCCGACGTTATTGCCGTCGATAAGCGGGTTTTCGATGAGAATATTTGAACTGTTATTGCCAGGGCTCTCATAATACCCGAGCAGAATGCCCCCGATCGAGGTGTTCGCGACCAGTTTCAGGAAGCTTGAACCGGTGAACCTGACGGTCGTATTTGAGCGGACAAGAATACTGTCGTTAACCTGATAATCCCCGCCGCCATCCGGTATTACGACGAGGCCGCGAAGATTGATGGCCGCCTGGATTGCGGCCGTGTTGATCGCAGCGGTTGCTGCGCCATCAGCGCCGAACCAACGAACATTCTTTCCCTGGATCTCCCAGCCGGCGGCGCGAACCCATGCCCCTGCGGATGCAGCAATTGCATTGGCTTTGATGTACAGCCCCTCCAGCGGATCGGAGGCGATACGGGCCGCATAGTCTCCAGACTTCCAGACGAACTGACCTTCACGACCCGCCTCTTTCAAGTATGCAGATGTGACGGTGGTCGTGTCGAGAGCCTTCAGCGCGGTTCTTGTCGGCGGGAAGGCATTCGGAACTGCGCCGAGGGCTGCATCACGAGCCACCTCGGCACGATTTGCCGCCGCTTCAGCAGCCGCAACAAGCGCGGCCGATGCCTGATCAGACAGCAGCCGGAAATTCGCGCCGTCATCCACATACGAAATCATCATGTTCGCCAGCAGGCCGCCTGGCGCGATCTGATTGCCCGAGCTGGTCAGCAGCGGTTTGGCAGCCGAGCCGTTCTCGGAAATCGTCACGTTTCCGGTATTTGCCCTGAAGACGTTCGCGACACGCAGCGCAAAGGCTGAAGCGGGGATGGCCGAGGTCAGCTGGATCGCGTTCGCGGTGCCGGCGCCTGCATCAGTGAGCTTCACGAAACTGTAAGGAAGATCGGCCACGCGCGTCCAGGAACCAGTGCCGGACGCCCCGACCTTCATGTAAACGCCGTTGTAGGCGACGGTGGCATCACCGATCACCCAAGCGGTGGAATTCGCCCCGCGCGCCAGATCAGCAAAGAGCGACGCCCGCGAGGTGTAGATGAGCCCGCCTGTCGAGATGAAGGCGTTGACGATGCTCTCGACCCATGCGCCCCATGCGCGGATGTCCGATTTCTTCGGCTTCTGTTTTCCGGAGGAAGGAACGCCATCCGTGACGTAGTCGCGCCAGATCTGTGCAGCGGTCTGCATGAGGCCCATCGATGTCTCCATGTGAAATCGACCCGGCATGATGATGCCAGGCAAAGTTGATGCTGTAGAATGAAGGTCAGGCGCCTGGCCGGTTGCCGATCAGCCGCAGGGGAATGGTCAAGGTCTGCCCGATCCCGACGCCGGGAATGACGTGATAGGTTTCGACCTTGCCGTCCTCGGTGACCAAGCCAGTCGCTTCGAGGATGACGCCCGACAGGATCGACACGCCGGTCAAAGTCGGCCGGCCTCGACGGTGCACATAGACGCGATCTCCAAGCTTGGCTGCCGAAATGGCAAGCTCTTTCGTCCGAGGCGTGAGGCTGAGGGCAATCACAGAGCTGTAGACGATATCGACATCCACGATCCATGCGACACTTGCCGCCTTCATCGCAGCGTCAGCCTGCAGGGCGGCTTCTCGCCAATCGATCTGCTCGGTCGGGCTCATGTGACCACCTGCGTCAAGGTTGCCTGCGCCGCCGAGGCGACGCCGGAGCCGTTCTCCGCTCCGCACCAGTATTTCCATGTGCCGGCGCCTGGTGCGTCGGTTATCGAGATGACCTGATTGGCAGTCACCTCGAAGGTTCCAATAGCCGTGGCCGCTGCGAAGCTCTGCGCTGTCGTTCCTCGCCGGAATACGAGCCTGCGCGTGTTGTCGTTCGCAGATCGCGCGCTGAATGACACATTGGGCGTTGCAAACGAGATCTGCGGATTGACGGGCGTGCCCGGCGCCGTGGCATCCGAGGTGGCTGTGCGTGTGATATCGGCAGTCGGAGGCGACTGCGTACCGCCACCCCATGCATAGAGCCGGAACTTGTATTGCTTGCCGTCAGCCAGATAGGCCGACCTAAGCGACGTATCCCCAGCATTCGACATCACGCTGCGCACCGGCTCGCTGCCATCCACCGGCTGCCATTCCAGCTCGTAGGTGAGCGCATCGCCGGCCGACGTCCAGCTGGCAAGACCGAAACAGGCCGATTGCCCGCCGGCGACAACCTCGCGATTGATCACGACGTTAAAGCCTGATGGCGCTGCCAGTTCGTCGGGCGGAAGCGGGATGACACTCGATCCAGGCGCGCCTTCCTCGACGGCGGCATTGAATGCGTAGAGCGTCGGCGGAACGATTATGCCAGAGAACTCCATCGTCATATTGCGGAGCGAGAGCTTCGGCGTCGAGGTGATTTCGATCACTACCTCGCTCATCTTCGGCGGATAATGCACCTTGACGAAACGGCGATAGGGAACGTTCTTGGCTGGCTCGTAATGCGCCAGGATCGAGACACGCGGCGCATTTGCTCTGGTGAATGTGATCTTCTGCAGGCGCTGAACATGGTTGTGGCTCTGGATCGCGCCGTTATCCAGCGTCTTAGTTCTCTCGGTATCGTCACCAACGTAGGGATCGCCATAGATCGCCGCATCTGCCTGATTGAAATCGGTGCTCATATCAACGTAGCGGCCCCGGACTGCGAGCACGGTCGAGCTGTCACGTGTATTGCCATCAAGGCTTGCGCTTATGATGTCGGCCGCAACGAGGCGAATGTCAGGTTCCTCATACTCGCCTGCATGAACGCCGATCAGTCCGTCAGGACGCTCAAAGACGACAAGCTCTGCGGCTTGATCCATCAGCCTGCCGACCTCGACGGGATTGTTCTCAGCTCGGAACCACAGCCCGCCCCAGTACCGTCGTTCAGATCCGCCGGTGCGGTTGGTTACGATCTGGTCGCCGACGTTCGCCGCGTTTGCCCAATCAGGCGCATACATATCGTCGCGCGAGAGCTTTCCCCCGACTGGGTGCGTCAAGTGCCAGTACCGCATGAGGGCCAAGTTACGGCTGAAAGCAGTGGATCCGTTGCGCGGGTCGTAAAGCAAGGCACCATCGATCACCGATGAGGGAACCGGCATCTGATTAGGGAACACCGAAAGATAGGTCTTTTGCGATGTGGTTTTGGCGATCATCAGGATAGATGCCAGGCCGTCGCCGCGGTGATCGACACTCCAGATGGTCGGGAATGCAGCGACCAACTGAGCATAGGCGGTTTCGGCATTCAGCCCAAGGCGGGTAAGGATCGACACATATCGATTGGATCCGCGCACGAAATGCGCCGGTGCTATGACGTCACCATTCCCGTCCAGCGTCACCTTTTCGTCGTGCAGGTAATGCTGGACATAGCCCTGAATGCGATGCGCAGCCATGACGATGCCGTGGTAAGCCGCTCCGCTAGCCTGCTCGAGGAAGACGTAATCACCGCCCTTCTTCACTCTGCCAAGCACAAAGGCGAGCGAAGGAACATTTTGCTTGAGGTTGTAACTACCGTCCTCAGGCTTCGGGACAGACGGCTTTTCAACGAACAAGCTCTGTAGAGCCGCAGCGCCGTAGGCAAGGCCGCCATAGGCCAGCGCCAGCGTCCCAAGATAGAGCAAATTTGCTCCGAAGACCGACGTTGCGACCGACGAGACGATCAGGGCTACGGTTTCGATTACGCCTGGCACGGTTCACAGTCTCCAGATAGCCAGAGGTCGAGCCGTCATAGGACCAACCGACTGGACAAAGCGGACAAGCCAGCTTTCACCATCGAAGATGGCGCCGAATTGCCTGTGGATGTTACTGGCGCTTCCAATGACGCCAATATCGCCGCAGGCGGGAAACTGGACAGGCTGGCCACCAATCCGATCAACACAGCCCCCGACGAGCGAAACAACGCTGCCAGCCGCTTCGATATGGCGGCGAAAGCCTGCGTCGCTGTCATAAGTGCCGCGCAGATGGTCTGCAGGATCGAGATGCCCCAGCCAAATTGCCCAATCCGCCAGGAAAAGGCAGCAATCGACAGATCCCGGCGACCAAGCCCGCAGCGCATAGTCAGCGAGAAATTCCGAAAGCTCCCGCATCACCAGTTTGGCCAGCGGATTGTCTTGGAAAGCATGAGGATGACGCGCTCGCAAAAGCGATCGAGCGCACCCGATGGGTTAAGGATTTTGGCTCTTGCCTTCTGGTCGACGTCGGACAGCACTGCACCGTTCGTCAAGGTGCGAAGGGTAAACCGGTTAGTGATCTCAACGGTGATCGTTGACCTGATCCCTGTATCGGTCGCTTGGTCGCCAAAGATCAGATTGTCGATCTTCCCCGTGAATTTGACCTGGGCAGTGCCGGACGGCTGATCGTACTCGTCGCAATCCTGAATGAGGATTCGAAACCGCGATCCTTTGATCGTCCCGGCCTGATAGTCCGCCCAAACCGCATCTGAGGTGGCCTTATCGATGCCATTGAGGACGAGCGACAGCGTGAACGCCTCGGCGTTGATGGCCATCTCGATCGTGTCGAGCGCGTCCTCGGTCAGTACGCATGCCCGCCAGATATTACCGTCATCATCAACGAATGGCCCGCCTGAGCCATCCCATAGCCTTATAGTGCCAGAGGGGAGGTCCACCTGGCACAAGACACGGAGCGATTTGATCGTCATTCAGACAAGGCCAAGAGCAAGTTGGTTCCAGTAGTCGTTGGCCTCTGTGAAGATGACAGAGCGCTGCTCGAACTGGATGTTGTTCATTCCGCCGTCCAAGCCTCGATCGTCTTCGAGGTGGCACAGGCAGGTCGGCATATCGAACTCAAGTTCCTCACCGTCCGGTATCGCCTGTCGGACGGCCGGCCATATCGGCAGGGTCCAAACATCACCTTCCACCGAAAGAGCCGGTCCTGTCTCGTAGAGCGCGTGCTGGTAGGAAAAGCGCACCCCGACGAGGTTCGGATCGCCGTTGATTAGGCGAAGCCGGATAGTCGTCGCGCCCAAGGGCGTGAAGCCCACCGTGGCGACCGAGATAGCCCCCTGCTCGTAAGGCGTGTCGTCATCGAATAAGGCGTCATCGTCATGGGTGGTCAGCAACGGCGGCTCATATTCCTGCGAAACGTAGGGAGCCGTGTCGAAAGACCAGCCAGGAACGGCGATAAGCCCCACCCGGCCGCCGAGCTTCTGGCGTATCGCGTTCCACGTCTGGCGCTGCTCGCGGGAATAGACCGCGATATTCGATAGCTCGATCGACCAAAACCCCAGATCGGTGCGAACCGCTGGCTCTATGCCGCCCAGCGACCTCCCACCGGTGCGAGTGAACGGTACAATGTTCGGCCGGCACTCCTCGGGGACAAGCAATTCATGCGGCCATACGATAAAATCGACCATCAGGCGTTCCTATAGTCGCCGCCAGAGCGGTCGCGCTGATAGCGGCCGACCGTGGGCATAACTTGCTGATTTGCAGTGGAGACGATCTTCGGCGCGGCCTGCGTCACTTCCTGCCGCGCAACGCCCTGAGAGACGTTCTCAACATAGGTCGTGATATTGCCGTCCTTGTCGATCGTGTTCCGGGTCTGGACGACGACCTGAACTGGCTGCTGGCGGTTGCTGTTCGCCGCTGGCCGGATCGGGCTGACAGAGCCGCCACGGGCATACCCCTTGGCCGCCTTGTGCATGCTCTCCAGATTGCCGACGCCGATCCGCTTGGTTGCCTTGGCGCTGAAGACGTATTCGCCGCCATGGACGATGCCTGCGGCCTTGTTCGCCGCGCCGTTCCCGGTGTAGCCACCAGATGCAAAGCCGAAGATCTTCCCGATTGCACCAAAGATGCCACCGAGGAACCCGCCGCCTCCGCCCGCACCAGCGCCGCTGACCGAAAACAGCGCGTTGACGAGCTCGTCCTCGATCTTGCCGATGATCTTGTCCAAGACGTTGTTCGCGGCCTTGCCGAAGGATTTCCAGAAGCCCTCGCCGTTGGCCAGGCCGGAGCGAAGATCAGACAGGAAGCCCTTGGTGGCATCCTTCGCGAAGTCGAGCGCTTCCTTGGCCTTTTTCGTCGCGGCCTCGATGCTCGACATCTGGCCTGCCAGGCCGCCCAGTTCTGCCTTCTGTGCGGCAGTGAGCGTGATGCCGCGCTGCTGTGCCTGATTGAGCAGTTCCGTCTCATAGCGAAGCTTGGCGGACGCCTCCTCGGTCATGCCGACGGCTTGCTGCTCGGCCTTCAGGGACGCAATGCGCCGGTTCGCGCCGTCAACGATATCCGAATACTTCTCGGCTTCCGTCTTGCCGCCACCGCCAGCTTTGCCGCCCTTCTTCGACTTGGTGTCAACGTCGACGAGATCCTTCGCAAGCTCCTTGAGCTTGGAAGATGCCATCGAAGCCCCCTTCGAGATGGCCGATCCGAAGCCACCGAGATAGTCGGTGTTCATGGCACTCGACAGGGCAGCGTTCCGATCACCTGCCGCCTGAGAAAGCGCCCCAGCGTAGGGATTATCGATCTGCCCGAAGTTGACCGATCCGATCTCGCCGATCGAGAACCCGCCGGGTAGCTTGCCGAGGGCGCCGTTTACGCTCTGGATGAGCGAGTTGAGCATGCCTGTCGCGGCATTGATCATCTTTTCGATCGCGCCGATTGCGGCATTTGCAGCACCTACTGCCGCCGCTCCGATAATGTTCGGGAACTGCGCCCAAACGAATTTCAGATCGTTGAAGGCGCCGACAAAGGAACCGATGATGTAGTTGACGCCAGTCTTTGCGGCTCCAACGATGTCCACGCCAAGGATGTTCGTGAGTTCATCCCTGAAGATGTTGGCCGCGACGACCGCTGCGGTGATCCCGGCTACGAAGGCAATGGCAGGGTTGGCTGCTGCGAATGCTGCCGCCACGCCCAGCGCCGAAGTCGCCAGCTGCCCCATCAACGCGATGAGGTTGATCACTCCGCCGATCAATGCGGGAGCGTACAGCAGCGCCAGGGCAGCGGCGGCGCCAACGGCATAAGGGGCGATCACCTGAAGGCTGCCCGCGAGGATCGTCAGCGCGGAAGCGGCTAGCTTCGACCAATTCACCTGCTGGATGCCCAGAGCCGCCAATGCGGTGAGCCCGACAGACAGCAAGGTCACGGGAGAGAGCATCGCCATAAATGAAGCCGCGAGGGTCTTGGCGAAGCCATCCGTGGAGGTCATTGCGATCTGAGCAACCTGCAAGCCCTGCTGCATGCCGATAAGGCCTGCACTCATGCCGCCGGCTGCCGTCGTGACGATGTCGAAGCCCTGGGCCGCTAGGTTGGCCGTGTTGTGCGTCTTGACCAGCGACGGAACGTTCTGGTTGGCAGCCTTCTGGTGAAGAGAAAGCGATGCGGCGGCTTTCTGGGCCGCAAGAGATTCCGCAGCGAGGGCTCGCTCCGCCTGAACCGAGATGCGCTCTACAGCCTTCATCTGGTTGGCCATACCGGACAGAGCCTGGGCGGATATTCGACCCGCGTTGGACGTGGAAGAACCAATTCCACTTACAGCGTTCTCGGCACGACGCGCAGCGCCGACAAGCTGATCGAGTGCGCGGGAAGCACGGTCGACACCTGTTGTTTCTGTCTGGATGCCTAAGACGGCTAGTTCTGCACCCATACGTCACGCCCCTTGGGTCTTAACGACCCGTCTGTTCTTCATGACCGAACGGATACCGGCCTTTGTGGCAGCGGCATCAGTTTCGGTAGCTTCCTTTCGCTTGCCGCCGGTCTTGTTGACGACGGCAAGAACTGCTTGATCGAGCCGCCTGATCACAGACAGCTCCCAAGGCGATATCAGCGCCCCTGTCAGGCGACAGAAGCTTTCGATCTCTTGGAAGCTGATGGGATTGGCAGCGAACCCGGTTTGGCGGGCATTGTGGAGGTCGGAGAACCATTCCCAGATGTGCATGCCCTCTTCAGGCTCTGGGTATTCCCCGTCCCGCTTTCTGCGAGGCGAGAAGTAGGCGGTTGCGAAGCTGATTAGGGCTTCGGCAACCGCTTCATAAAAGTCGCATCTTCGTCAGCGGCCTTGTCGACCTGCTCAGCGATGAAGAAATATCGAGGGTCGGAGACAACCTCGATGATCTTCTCAGGGGTGCAAGGCACCGGCTCGCCGCCCTTGGTCATATTCCAGCCGACGATAGCAGCGGCGACGATCTCATTCGTCCGCTCCTCAATCTCTTCGACTGTGCCGACCTTCTTAGGGTTCTTCTTGCCTTCACGGATAGCAGCGTTGCCAAGACGTCGCTGCACCCGCTTGACACGCTCAGACCGATATGAGGCGACCTGCACCACAAGACCGGTCTTCTCACCCGTCACCGGATGGAGGATTTCGAGGTCGAACGCCTCCTCGAAGTTGAAGGCGACTTCCTGTTCAAACTTGTCGAGATCAAACATGGGCGCGCCTTATGCCTCTTCCGGCTCTTCGGTCAGGATGACCGTGTTGATGCCGATGGAGGCAGTGCGCCGCATGACGTTGTCACCCTCGCCGACGTTCTTGCGGAACGACATGACGAGACCGCGGAAGTAATCGACGCTGTTCGAATACGTCGGGCCGGGAGCGTCTTCGTACTCGATCTTGAAGTTGTGCATGAACTTCGTTTGCTCGGCCGCCCGCACCGCGATCTGACCAGCGTCAAGGGGATCGTCGCCGACCACTAGGTCAAGCGTGCCAGCATCGCGAGCGCCCTTGAGATGGCGAACGCGCCCATCGGACAGCGACTGGAAAGTCACGTCGCTGGATTCGTCACCGAACTCGCCGCCGTCCTCGACCTCGCCGATCTCCACCCAAGTCAGGGCTTTGAAGGCGGTGATGGCTGCAGCATCGCTGGAATAGTTGATGTCCGTGGTGCCGCCGATGAAATAGCGGGCGCCAGTTGCCGTGGTGATCGTCATCGGCATTCTCCTTGCTGTTAGGCGTTGAAGCTCTCGTACTGGATCGTAACCGGAACCATGATCGAGCCGCCTTCCGGGGGCATAACCGTCTGGTATGGTTTCCGGGTAATCTTCACTTTCTTGCCGCCCTCGTAGAGGATCAGGCCAAGCGGGAAGTGGGCGATGATCATGTCTGCCCACTGCATCACGTCGATGATGCCGGTCTTCGACGCGCAATGGACCGAAATCTGCAGGATGCCGAAATGCTGCTGTTCCCCGGCTCCAGTCAGCGACCGCGTACGGGTCGCGTTAGGCAGGAAGGTCATTTCGAGATAGTCTTTCGGCTTCGCCTGACCTGCTGGCGGGAAAACCACGTTCGGCCCTGCGATCGGCAGTGCTGGCGAGAAGACTAGCGTCTGAAGCCGCTTGTAGAGCGCCAGAAAGATGTTGGCTTCCACACCTGTTGCCATCAAACGCGATCCTCTATCACGATCTCGACGCGGCCTTTCACCGTCTCCATCAGGATTTCATCATGGCCCATGGCTATGTTGCCTTGAGCTGTTCGAACACACCGCCGGACTTCCCCTGTGCCATCATCGGCCATAGCAGCGTCCCGCTGCAAAATGCCATCGAGGTAGACGCGAACGAGCTTGCGGTCGCCATTCAAGTGGCACCACGCGGCGTATCCCGCATCGTCCTTGTCGGAGGAAAGGCGCATGTGCTACTCCATATCGATGTCCGAAAAGCCAAAGCTCAGCGACAATGAGGTCTATGACCGCATCCATGACGCCCTGCTCGCCTTAGGGAAGCAGGAAGGCGAAACCGTCGTGGGCTATACGAGCATGGAGACTGCCCGCCAGGCTTTAGCGGCTCTGCAAATCGGCTTGTTGATGGCCATCGAAAGCGGCAGCGATGACAACGGCGCCATCCTCACCCCTTCGAAGCGACGCGAGCCTTAGCCTCGGCTGTTGCTTCCGCTACAACTGCCTTCCATTGCTGGGCTGCTGCTCTGGTCCATCCGCGAGGCGGCTGACTGTATGATCGGCCAAGCGAATCCGTTCCGGTGAAGCCGAACTCAAGGCGTCGGGCATATTCCATCGTATAGGCCGCCACGATACGATCGCCAGCATCGGCGTTGGCGATGGCAAGCTGCATGTATGCCTCTGTGTATTGGCCGAGCCCGTCCTCCTGCGACTTGTTAGGAGGCGGAGGGTCTTGGTTCACTAGGACCACCAGCGACGCGCGCAGAAAGCCGTCCCGATAGGGTACGTTCTCCTGCATGATGGTGATCATCTTCTGTGTGGAGAGACGAAACACCGCGTTCATGCGCTTCTTAGTCTCTTGCACCCATGAATCCACCTCGTTGGCGAAACGAGCCTGCCCGCGGGAGATGCGCCCAGATCGAGTAAAGACGCCAACAGTAGGGCCGCGAGCCATCAGTCCAGATCCGCCAAGAAGTCGATCTTGGTCTCCATCCAGCAGCGGCAGCATACAATCTCGTCAGCGCCACCTTCCGGGTCGCCTGGATGAAGGAGCTGCGCGCCGCGCGCCGTGACAAACTTGTCATAGAAGCCGACCGCCTTCTTATTCAGGAGGCGATGGGTAAAGCGGGTCCGCTCATCGATGAAGGCATGCCAGACCTTGACCACGACCGCGGCGGACACCCTGCCCTCGCTGATTGCCTGCTGCATCGCCGACATTTGCCCGCGGTTGAAAGCCGTCATGGTCTCGGTGCGAGCAATAGTCTCACCCCGCAGCAGCAACAGGCGATCGGCATATCGCATTGTCATGCGATCGATGGTCGCCTGTTCCAGCTTCTGCCCGCTTTCGATAGCCTTGGTGATGGCCCGATCGAACCTTTTGTCACGCCGGGACATATCGAAGACCTTGGCCATCTCCTTCGGATCGCCCGAAAGCAGCCTTTGGCGCATGGACTCCACATAGCGAGCTTGGGGGCTCGTAAGTCCTACGATGCCGCCTTCGCGCTTCAGTGTCACGGGGTTGATCCTGCCGACGATATCAAGAGCGGTTCGCCGCGGCGCCCTGCCCTGGGCAATCCCGTTTGCCAGCACTTCGCGGATTGCGTTTCTCTGGTCCTCGACAATGTTCGTGATCAAGTTGGAGCTGTTGCTGCGAAGATCATCTGCAGCCGTCGGGTGCTGTATGTCGAACCGGAATAGAGCGGTCGAGCCGTTATTCGGCGAGACCTTCGGCACCTTGCGGGCTGCCTCATCTCCTCCGCTCTCGAATACGCCATCTACGGCCTTCGTCAGCGCGCGATATGCAGTGCTATCAAGGTTGATGGCCCGAGCCGCTTTCTCAACGTCACCGGCCTTCAGTGCCTCTTCGAGATGGCGGATGCTGACGTTTGACTTCAGCTCGTCGATGCTCTCCATAAAGGCCTTACGGACATCAGGCTCAAGCTTGTCGAGGAGACCTCTTATCCGAGCCTTCGCAGAGGGTGCCTTAGCCATCAGGCGGTCTTGTCCACCTTAGCAATCTGCTTTTCAGCAGCCTTGGTGGCAGGCTCGACGAGACCCATCTTTTCGAGGGCAGCAGCCTTTGCCGTCGTCAGTTCCGGCGTGTCGCCGATCTTGTAGCGCTCGAAGGGCTTGAGCACGTTTACTTTGATCTTGGTCATGGGGCTGTCCTTCTTTAAGTGAAGCGTGGATACTTGACGTTGGGCGTGGGCTCATTGGAAGCCACGCGCTTCACGACATCATCGGCGATCTTCGATCCGTACTGCTCGACCAAGAAGGCGAGGATGCGCGCGGGATCGGCATGCAAGACCCTCCCGAACTTCTCTGGAGAGATCGTCATGGGGCTGTCCTTTCCAACGTGAAAAGGCCCGCCGAAGCGAGCCGTGGCAATCTGCGCTGCGGGCGCGATTGTTAAGGGGTTTGGATCCCAGCTATACGCCGGAGCTCTGCGATGTCACCGCGCATCCGTTCGGCTTCGACCTGCATTTGCTCACTGGCGTAGTCGTCACCGAAGGTTTCGAGCTCGAACTCGTCCAGAACCTTGCGGAGCAGTTCAGCAGGAACGGAAACCATTGCCCGATTATTCCAAGCCAGCACAGCATGCTCAGCCGTGAGCGCCTGGTTCGGCCCGGCCGCTTCGCATGCAGGATTGTCGCAAAATACATTGACACTCGATTTCGGTTCGCTGTCCGTTTCGATGTGCAAATCATTGCCCCCGCAGAACGGACAGGGCTTCAACTCGATATCGGACTGCAGCACTTTTGCGACCATCACGCGAGCCTCCCCTGTACGATGTGTACCACATTCCACGGGTTCAAATATGTTTCCAAGTCTTTCGATTGACTATCGCGCTGACCGTCTGCTTCGACAGTCCTAACTGTTCAGCTACCAACTTCTGCTGCATCAGCCCAGCCAATCGCCTGACCTCAAGGACCGTTTCAACGGCCAAGGTTGCCGTTCCGCCTTTTCCGGGGGCCAGTCCCCTCTTCGTTCTGTCGGAGGCGCGTTTGACACGCTGCGCTTTCGAGAATCTCCCATTCCCGTAGGCTCGGCCTTCTCCGAACTTCCAGACGTATCCGAGGCGCACACTCTTGACCAAGTGTAGGGGCAGCCCTGTTCGGCTCACGATCTGCCGATCCTTTAGACCGTCCAGAGCCATCTGCCGGATACCTGACGCTTGATCCTCGGTAATAGAGGCTCTGTAATGGGCCTCTCCACGGATCTTGAACCCAGCGTGCGTGCCGTGCCCCACCGAATCCATCTGGTTCTCAGATGGCGTGCCCCAAATCAGATTTCCCGGCGCATTGTTTGTCTTGACGCCATCCTTGTGGCGGCATTCCTGCCCTGCTGGACGAGGGCCATGAAAAGTGGTGGCGACTACAGTGTGAACCAGAACGGTTGTTTTATGACCGTTTTGCCAAAGGCATACCTGCAGGTAGCCATTGTTTTTGATGCTTGCTGACAAGACCCTTGGGCTATTTCGAAAGCCGTAGCTTCTTGAATTCTTTCGCCATGATCGTATCCGCCCTAGGGTACTAACTTCGTATCCTTCAAAGCCCTCAACAGGGCGCCATTCCTCTGCTACAGCATCAGTAGCCATTCGATCCTCCAATGATCGGCTTGGTTAGAGCCGGTCTGACGCGCCAACGTCTTTCCGGCTCGCTTTATCTAGCAGATTCAGGCCACTAATTAAACTAAGAACGAGCATGAACGACGTGCACAACGTCAATCATGCCATCGTAGTTGTTGGGGTCATTGTCCACTACATGGTAGTCAACGCCACCGCATGTGATTATGTCGCCTACGCTAGGCCGGATGGCCAAACCATTGGAGCTGACGTAAATCTGCACATCCCCTTCGAGGATCGTTGTGCCATTCACGTAGCGCTGGTCATAGGTCATCGGCACCAGCGTGGCCGTGTACGGCATCTCTACCGCATCACCGCCGAGAACCGGATCCGGAGGCGTGATGCGCTTGATGGTGCCCTGCTGGCCGAACTCGGTGATGAGCTCTTCGGCAACAGCTTGCATCTCGGCATAGTCGAAGGTCGCCATGTCAGACTACCGTGATCGCCGGGAGAACAGGCGTCATGAACTGCCAGAGCAAGCCCTCGATGGTCGTAACCACCGGCGTGGCTAGCTTCACCAGATCGTCAATATCCGTGGCGCTGGACGATGCGTACTCGATTTCCAGCTGACCAACCTTTTTCCTTTTGGCGACAGAAGAACCGGTGACTACCGGGCTCAGGATACCCGGCTTGCCGAATTCCAGCCAAGCGGCTTCGAATGATGCGTTGGCGATCCCTACAGGGACCGCACCATTCGGAATCGCTTGCCCATAGTAGGTGACCGCACCATCGCGGCCCCATGCGTGAGGCTGTTCGAAGCCGCCCGAGCGCACGCCGGAGAAATTTGCCTCGTATCGGTCGATTGCCGACGCGCCGCGGTTCCATGCCGCAGCCAGCTTCGCATTGTCTGCATCGCCAGGAACGGCATAGCCCTGATCGGTCCAATACGACTTCATCGCATCGACTGTGAGGTATCCGGGCATATGTCGCTCTCCTGGGAGGAAGTGAGCCCGGCAGTTGCCCGCCGGGTCAGGTGATCACGAGGGCTTGGTTGCCAGGTCTTCGAGAGCGGCGATGATCTCGTCCTTCTTGGACGGGGTCTTGTCGCCGAGCAACTTGGTGGCCGCAGCCTTGAAGGTCATGAACTGGACATCCGGGTTGGATGCCATTGCCAGGACTTCGGCGGCCGTCTTCGGCTCTTCGTCCGGCTTTGCAGCAGCCTTGAGCTTTGCGATCTCCGCATCGCGCTCGGCAAGCTGCTTCTTCAGCCCTTCGATTTCCTTGGCCGCATCGTCAGCAACACCGGTGAGCGAAACCGGCGCAGAAGAGCCGGGGTCATCGGTGTATTCGCCCTTGATCTCAAACCAGCCGGTGGCTTCGAGGTGCTGCTTTTCGCGAGCATACACCTCGACCTCAACCGTCTGCTTCGGATCGATGAGAATCGGACCCGACACGGCATTGACGCCGCGCGGACCTGCCTGCGTGTTGGTGATCTTCATCGCAATCCCTCCTTACACGCCGTCGAGATAGCGAACCGACTTCGGCCGACGGATATCGACGCCGCCGACGCGCAGGATCCCCGGAACGTCGAAGCGGATCGGGCCGGTCTGCCATGCCGGCAGGAACCGGAAGGGCATCGGGATGTGCATCTTCAGCACTTCAGGCGAACGGCGGTAGGCCACCATGCGCTTTGTGCCGCCGGATCCTGCGGTGTCGAGGAAACCGAACACGCCGCGGATGGTCAGGGGCTGACCGGTCGTACGGGTGTAGATGTTGTTGCGCTCGATCCATTCCAGGATCGTCGTCTGATTGACGCTGTCGATGCGGCGCGTCGACAGGTCGAGCAGCACGGAATACGGCAGGAGCAGAGTGTCCGCGATTTCGGCGCCGAGCGTGCCGGTGAAGATGCCAGTCAGAACGCCGTTGATGTCGCGGAGAACCTGGTCGGGCGTCTTGCTCGCGAAAGTCGTGGCCGAGCCGGTACCGTCGGCAGGCGCCGTGGTGGCCGTCGGGGCCGAAGAGTTGACCAGGCCGGTGTAGCCCTTGCCAGCATCGCCGACGAAGGCAACCTGCTCGATCTTCTCTTCAGCGATGCGGCGAGCCGCTGCGGCCTTGTCAGACGACAGGTTCATGCCGAGCAGTTGGGCAGTGCCGAGCTCTTCGAGATTGTACCCGTAGCCGAGTGCCGCCATGCTGACGGTGGTTTCGAACTTCTCGCGGGTCAGTTCGACCTTCGGGACGTCCTGGGCGTTTCCGTTGAACCACTGCGCCTGACCGACCGCGTCCATCGAGAAGTAGGTGACGGACTGAATCCATTCCGGCGCCGAGGTGTCGACCGGGATCAGCGCAGGATATTGAATATCCTGGTAGCGGATCGCGTAGACCGTGGGCTCGATCAGCGAGGCCTGACGGATGAGAAAGCTCATCGCGACCTGCTGAGCGTCGTTTACATGCATGTTCATGAGGGTCGCTCCTGTTAGCCGAGGCGCAGCGCAGCAAGAGCAGCACCGGAAGTGCTGGTATCCCACTGAGCGCCCGCGATCTGGGTGTTGCCGGAAGCCGAGTTGGTGAGGACACCGCTGGCCGGGACGTAGTAGACGGGATCGCCAACCGCGACCGCGACGGAGGCCTGCACGACGATGACGCCCTTCTTCATGACGGCGACATTGTCGTACTGCTCGTACTTGCCGGTGGGGCGCGTCGTGTCGAGGACCGCGATGCCGGCGAACTTTACGGTTGCTTCGGAGTCCACGACCTGATTGTCGGCGGTGCCCTGAACGCAGACCTTGCCGAAGCCGATACCTTCAACGTCTTCCGCCAGGCGGGTGACGATGTCGTTCGGCTCCATGTTGAGAACCATACCTTCAACCCAGCGAGCGTGGGTGGCGGCGTAAGTCGTCTGAACTGCAGGCATTATGCTGCTCCCTTCGACTGGTTACCCATCCATGCCGTCGTCATGTGATCGGTCATGGCCTTGTGGGCGGCGGTTGCGGTGCTGGGGTCGGCATGGCTGAGGCCATCCTTCACGACAGCGGCGAACGGATCGGCCGGCTTCACGTCCTTGGCGATCGCCTTAAACATGCCGGTAATCATGTCATCGGAGGCATCTTTGACCATGTCGTCACCGAGCTTGGCCTTGACGGCAGCGCGGCGGAGATCGGCATCGCTGCCCTTGATCTCGATCTTGCTGTCGATTGCCTTGACGGTCTGAACGAGAGCGGCGCGATCCGCGACGAGGCGGTCGACGTCTTCCGGCTTCATGGCTGCATCCTGGGCCTTCTTCAGGTCGGCCTTGAGGGTGCCAATCTCCTGGTCCTTGGCGGCGATTGCTGCGCTGTGCGCCGTGTCGAGCGAAACGATCTTGGCGGCAGAGGATTCGAGATCCTTCTGCAGCTTGGCGATGGCCTGGGCGCCCTGGTCGGTTGTCTGAACCGACAGTCCGTCCACGACCACAGTCCGAAGTGCATCAGTCATGGTGACTGTCTCCTTGTCAGTGGTTGAAATCGGGGCGGCGCCCCAGGATATCGCACCGTCGCCGATGCGAGCTTGTGAACCAGCCCGAGCGCGATCGACGATCGCCAGGTGGTTGATCTTGATGTTCGTCTGCTTGGCGTCGTAGGCCTCGCCGGAAGGCGTCACACCGTCGCCCCAGACCAGTTCGCAGGTGTAGCCGGCAGACAGCTCGCGCTTGTCGCCCTCGACCTTGCTGATGGCCTTGGCATCCTTGAGGATCAGTGGCAGCCATACCCACTCGCCGTCTTTCTTGGCGGCGGTGCTGACCTCGCCGACGGCCAGATCCTTCCAGTTCGCAGAGGTGACCGATTCTTTCGGATGGTCATCAGTGACCGGCGCATGGGTGAAGGACTGAAGGCTGGCGTCCGAAAACACCTCTTCCTCAGGCCGATAAACTCGGACCACCTGCATGTCCGGCTTGCCCACCTCGTCGCCGAGATAAAGCTGGATACCAGTGCGCACGGCCTTGGCTTCGGCCACGAGGTATCCATCGGATGTCCGACGCGTGCCGGACACCGTGACAGCGTCGGTGAATTGCATATGTCAGTCCTCGCGAAGCTCTTCGAAGATTTCGGGGCCCAGAACGATCTTGCCCTGGTAGGACGTGACCTTGGTCAGATCGATCTCGCCGCCGACCTGGATGGTGATGTGCGGCTGATACTCCGGCCAATCCCACGATGCGCCCATCTCGACCATCGCCTCATGCCGCCACTTCAGTTCATTGGCGGTGATCAGCAGGGCATAGTAGCTGCCGTCCTGGCCGAGCGCTTCCATCTGGCGAGGGCCGCCGGCGCTGATCTCAAGACGCGGTGACCAGCTTTCGCCCATCTCGAACCAGTCAACCGGCGTCCGGCTGTAGGTGATGGTGACGTGAAGATCTGGGACAATGTCGGTGAATCCCTGCTCCTTCGCCCATGCGATGATCTCTGCGCGGTTGATGACATCACGGCGGACATAGAGCGTGCGCGGCGCGGCGTCGTTCGCTGCCTGCTGCATGCGGGTCACGTTGTTGGTGTTCGCTGCAGCGGCGGCGGCCAGTTCCTCTTCCGAAAACTCTTGCTCAGCCAGAGTGCCATACTGCTCGATCGCAGCATCGAGACCAGGCAGGACACCATCCTCGACGAGGCGATTGACCAGAGCATCAGACACAGCCTCGCGCGGCACGATCTCCTGACCGGTTCCGGTACCGACCAGCTGGCGGGCAGCATCGGCCGTCGTCTTGAAGATGTCGGCCCGCTCCTTCTCGCTCATCTGCTCGAGCGGAGACCAGCGATAGTAGACGTTAGGGTCGACAACGCCGGCCGATCGCTCAAGGCATTCGTCCAGGCGGCGCATCGCGGGCGAGAACTCAAGTTCCTGCATCGACTGGATGCGGTCATGGTAGTTTTTCATGTCGGCCGTGCCGGTCGAGTTCATGCCGGCCGGCGACTGACCGAGAAGGCGCGTCACCGGGATATCGGCGGCACCCGAGACGATCTGCATGAACGCCATGAGGATATCGGTCAGGCCGCCGAGCGATGCGCTCTTGCTCTCGTATTCCTCGTCCTTGTCGAGGATCAGGGTTCCGTTGATGCCCTTGGCCGTGTTGGCAAGCGTATAGCGCTCCAGGAGCTTCTGCTTGTACTGCTCATTACCGAGCGACGCCATGAAATCCGGGATGCGGATGATGTCGATCTTGGCCTCGAAGACCAGTGACGCAATGTTGCCGGCGGTGGCGTCCGCATTCTTGATGGCGTCGAGCGTCGACTGCAGAACGCTGTCGCCCCAGCCCTGCCACGGGTTGCCGGTGATCTCGTCATCCGCTGGCATTGCGCCGGTGAAGAGCACAAGCCGGGACGGATGAATATCGATCTGCAGCCCGTTGGCGCCGGTCAGCGTGTAGGAGCCTGGGCGTCCATACCATTCCGATTCCGGATTACGGTCGATCTCGCCCGCTGTCAGCTTCCGCCTCGTGATAACGTTGAGGTAGCGGATGCCACCCTTCCCTATCCTTTCGACGTCCAGCGGCAGAGCCGGATTGGCCTCGCCCGTGCCAATGTACAGCGCAGCGCCACCGAACAGCCGGCCCTTCTTGGCCGCTTCCAGAACCTTGCCCTTGACGTTAAGGCGCTTCTCTTCCTCCTCGATAAGCTCGATCTGCGGCTTCTTCGCCTGCCAGTCGCGCCACTTGCGGCACGCGTCGAGCGCCGGGATATCGACGATCTTGCGCGGTAGCCAGGCGGTGCTGTAGGCGGCGATCAGCTGCTCGTCCGACATGATCGTGTTGGAATAGAAGGTCGTTGCCGCCTTATCCCGATCGGTGCCCATCCTCGAAACAAGGCTGGTCAAGCTATCGCGCATGAATGCGATGACGTTCGACATTCTTGTTCCTTAGACGTTGGAAAGCGTGAAGGACGAACCCCCAAGCATCAGTTCGGTCAGTGCCCAAACGAGCGCGTCGGCGCGGTCGGGCGACCCATCGCCGAGGTATCCCGACGGGGTGAAATTGCACATCTGGTCTTCGAGATCGGGGAAGTCCCCAACATGATGGACCTTGCCCTGCTCGTAGAGGGCGCTGATCGGTTCGGCTCGGACTGCCTTGCCACGGCTGGCGACCACCTCTTTGAACGCCGCTCGCTTATCGGCCGTGGCCACCGTGAACCGCACCATATCGCCACCGAAGTTCCGCTCTCCAATGATCCGATGAGCTTCATGCCGGTGGTAAAGATCGACAGCACGCCGCCCCCAGCCTTCCGGTGACATCTGGCAGGTGCCGTCCTCGATAATGTAACCATCACCGTCGACACCGAGGCCGGCAACGATAATGCCGATGTCGTCGCCGTTGCCATCCCCTCTGGTGCCCGATGGGTCCACCGAGACGACGATCCGGCACATTTCCGGAAGCGACGCGACCCGCAGGCTGTCGATGCCCGGCATGATCTTTCCGTCGGGCGCCGTTCGATCTTCAAGCGCCCAGAGCGCGCCGCTGACCTCGCTTGCCCATTCACCTGCTTCGAACCGGAGCCGCTTGGCTGCAGACATCGAGGCGAGAACGTCGAAGTATTCCGCCGGCAGGTTATCGACATTGTCGGACGGGTTGACCCGCATCTCGACATAGTCTTCCGGCTTTGCCAGCGCTTCCTTGGTGCCCGGCTTTACCTTCGCCCGGAACATCTGATAGCTCCAATGGAGCTTCGATGGTGGGTTGCAGTCGAAATAGGCTTTCAGCGCGAGGAATATCCGGCCCGTCGCCGCAGCAATTTCTGGCGCCAGCTTGCACTTCTGAGCCAGTCGGGACATCGCGGTCTCAACCGATGCCCAAGGTATCTGGCTGCTCTCGTTGAAATAGAGCGTTGCGTATTCCTGGCCGAGGATCTTCTCGACCCGTTCCTTATCGTCGAGGCCGCCGATCCATATCTGCGACCCGTTCGGCAGCTCCACATAGAAGTCGGTCTTGTCGAACCTCACCTTCAGCGAAGGGAAGCACAGCGAGAGAACCTTGGGCAGCGTGTCCGACCATACCGACGTCTTGGCGTGGTTGAAGCGGAACCTGAAGATGACGTGACGCGAACCTGGCGCATTGATCGCCCGCTGCACCAGCGCCCGGCAGAGAACGAAGGTCTTGCCCGATCGAGATCCGCCGCGGAGCATGATGTTGCGAGCGGGACCGGCGAGAAGGCGGTTAGCCTCGCGTTGCTTCTCCGTAAGCTGGGCTACCTGCATGGATCACAGCTCGGCGTCCTCTTGAGAAACGGTGACACTGACGCCTCCGGCAATCTCCTGCTTGTCGGCGAGGCCCAGATCGCGAGCGATGATGTTCGCATTCAGGAGGTCGGCAGCAGCACCGGAGAACTTCTGCTGGAAGATGACGGCCTCGGCTCGCGTGATGACTTCAGATAAATCGGCGCGGTCTTTGCGCCATGTAGTCCATGTCTCGAAGCTCACATCGAGGAACATGCACATGCCAGCGATCGTCATTGCCCGCATCTTGGGGAATGTCTCTTTCGTGACGACGCCCTGAAACGCAAAGCCCTTCGTTTCGTAGAGTGGATTCTCTTCAACCCATTCGAAATATTCGCAGCAAGCCGACCAGAGGTCTTCTGCCTTCTCGAACTTCGGCTTCGCGCCATGGGAGGATCGCGCCTCCCAGAACCTGTTGCCGGGGAGAAAGCGACCGGTCTCTTCGTCTTTGCCGGTCATTTTGAACCTTTCCGCAAAATCATTCCTACTGGCCGGTGGGCCCAGCGCATTTCGCGATATGTTTGTTCTAATAAAAATTCCCGCTCGGCTGGTCGCACACGAGCGTCTGACCTGGCTTGAGGACAATGCGGCCTATCCGGCATCGCCAATGTTTCCAACCCCACATCACAGAGCCCGCCACAGATCGCGCCCCGGAGGCTGATACGACTGGCAGGCCGTGAGGAATGCAGCGGCCATGCACGAGACGGCAATGCCGAGCAAAACTATGATGACCGCTCGTCTCATCTCACACCCTCGCACTTGAACTGGAGACGGTCACTCAGCCGGGGTGAAATCCACGTAGAAGGTATCGCCGGATGCGAACTTGCCGAAGAGCGCCGGATTGGCGATCGTGAACTGCATGCTGACGGAGGGGGACCACCTGGCGAACGTGTTGTTTTCGTCGCTGCCGTCGGCCGGGTATGGGCCGTCACTCTTGGCAACGCCGTGGAAGGTCAGCGTCTCATTGATCGTCTCGCCTGTCTCCGGGTTGCGATAAGGGAACACCGAACCGACACGAACCTTTGCGCGCATTGCAGTCATAGCTGATCTCCTTGATCAATCGAGGTGATGGCGAAGCTCGGACACCGTCATTTCCGGGTCGAGGCTTTCGAGGAAGAGGAGGATTGTCTTTCGGGTGATGCTGACGTCGTGCTTGTTGACGGTCTGCCTCGCACCAGAGCGGCTTTCGATACGGGAGCCGGACGCTATCTCAAGCGCTTCGAGGATTTCCGCTTCCATCTCGCTCTCCTCAGACAGGTAAGCCCGCCACCGGGTTATTCCGGGGACGGGCTGGGGGATTCGGAACCACCACTCGCTGGCGACTTGTTCGGCTCGCTTGGGGGATGGTCGCGGCGCTCTACGTTCCCGGTCGCCGTCCTTTACCCGTGAATATCGCGCCCGAGGACGGACTGATGAACCGTAATGAACGGTAATGGAAGCCCGAGCCTGAGCCCGGGCGAGTGAGGATGCGTCCGGCGATCAACCCGGGCAGAGCCTCAGACAGTGGTACGGGAACCCGATGAATACACGGCCAAAGCCTATACGCATCGCCTGGGATTCGATCTTCCCGCTGCAGGCGATGCCCTACGGCCCATTCCCGATATGCTCAGGCGCACCATAATCGGCCCCGAAGGGTTGCGGCCTACCTGGATTTCGTCCGCAGTTTAACCGACTAGCTTGGCACACTGTGGCAGGTTCCCGCCAAGCTCTGCTGCCATCAGCCGCCCGATTTCAGTTGAGGCGTGGCCTCGAATAGGCTCGGGAAGGTGACCAGGAACGAACCCCAATCCTTCTTGACGTATCCGGCTTACGACGAGAATCCCCGTCTGCAGGCCTTCCCGATTTGTCGGGGGACGGGATGCACCCCGCCTGTCAGACCCTAACCGGAGCGAGCGGGGTTAAGCCCGTCACGCTAATACCGGTATCGTTAGGCCATGGCTCACTTGCCAACCCCGATCTTTGAAACGAAAAAGACCGCCCGGAGGCGGCCTGATTGTGATGACCCATCCTCGCAAATCACCACTATGTATTTCCTATACCCCAGAGAGGTCCTGAGTGGAATACCCTGTCAAGCTCGTTTCCGTATTTTTCCGGTGTTTTCATAGCCAAAATGCACAGCGAGAGCGGTCAGCCCCTGCTTTAGAATTTCTATATAGGCTCGCTGCAGGTTCTTGCTCTGCGTCAGCTCTGCAACCGCCCTACCCTCGCCGGCGACCTTGACCATGATGTCATAGCCAATGCCGAGGACGCGACGGCAATCGGCGAGGTCGATCCCCGCCTGGATCTGCCTATCCGAGAGCGCCGAACGAGGGCCGCCGCCATCGACCGGCTCGCGGCTGTAGTCGAACGATCCGGCACCAGCGCCGCCCAGCGCCTCCCAGATCGCGCGGAACCGGTTGCCCGCTGCCGTCTGTGCCTCGTCGAGCGCGCCGCGCTGCTCGAGCGTGACCAGAGCGCTCTCCCGCATGTTTTTCAGCCCCGTGATCTTTTTCGGATTCCATGCCTCGCCGTCGTGCGCCGGATTGTGCAGCGGGTTGTCGATCTCGCTCAATGTCGGCTGGGCTTGCCGGTGGCCGATCGCCGCCAGCGTCACCGGTGCCATCTTCGCCTTGCGTCCTCGTTTCGCCATTCGTATTCCCTCTCGTGAGCCGCCGCTCGTTATCGAAATTTGGGGTGGGTGATCGCCGCGAGGATCATGTCCATGGCGATCATCTTGTTGATGTGCTGACACCGGCCGATGTCGACGTAAGCCTGGACGCCTGACGGTAGGTGCGTGACCCTCACGCCGGGGCAGGTTCCGACATGCTGTCCGCCACGGCTGTGGATGCCGGGAATAGGACACACCTCGATTTTGATCTGGTCGGCCGGGATGTCGCTCATCGCGCTATCTCGACAATCCGGCCACCGCCGCGGAACAGCTTGCGCTCGGCTTCTGCGAACTTCGCCTGCTTCATCGATACCGGCACGGCGTTCATGAACTCGCCGACCATGTGCCCGTTGAGATGGGCCAGCAGCGCAGCGTGTCCCGCTTCCTTGGCCTCCTGCTGGCTTGCGAAGATGATGTCGTGCTTGCCGTCCCGCAGAATCCGGTTCTCTGACCACCGGACATCGCGGTAGAAGGCTATCCAGCCGTTCGGGGATAGGATCGCACCAGAATTGAAGGCGTTGGTCATTCTTCACCTCGCTGAGCTTTGATCTTGCGGACGGCATGGAGAACGGTCGTGTGGTCGCGACCGCCGAACAGCCGGCCGATTGCCGGATACGACATGTCCTTCCGTTGCTTGTGGATCTCGTACATGCAGATTTGCCGGGGGGTGACGATATCGCGCGTGCGGCGATGCCCCTTGACGTCCTCCCAGGTAATTCCGGGAAAATCCCGTAATACTTCCGCGACGATCTGCTTTGACGGGCGCCGCGGCGTGAAGGCCATTTCCATATCGGCCTTGTGGACATCGAGTGCCGCGCGCAGCGCGATGTTCTCGTGCGCCAGGTCGCCGATGCGCTGGTCGATGGCTTCCCGCCAGGCCCTGATGTGCCAATCGAAGCGCAGCTCAACGATCGTCCACAGCGGACGGATGATGACCACCGGCGCTGGGATCGGCTTGGCAACCGTCGGCGCGATTTCGATCACTTTCGCCTTCGGCACCGGGTTGAACAGCCGCCGGCGCACGTCGGCATAATGCTGGATTTGGGCTGTCAGGCCCGCTTCCGGGTGAAACTCTCTGGCTACAACGTTCATCTGAAGCTCCGTTCTGATCTCGCCAACTCGGCGGCGAGATATTCCTCTCGGGTTTGCGGTTTCTGCAGGTGGGATAGGCCATTGGCCTTGGGAGGGCGCGGATCGGGCGGCTTCGCCGGCTGGTCCTTCCAGCGGTCATCAGACAGCCACTTCACCGGCGAACACCATTGGCGATCATCGGTCTTCGCTGCATAGGCCGCGACACCGGCCATGATCTCGCTGAGGCTGGCGCGCTTGATGGCTTGGGAAAAAGCCTTCTCCGCCGATGGCCTGCCGGTTTTGTTCGGGTAGGCATCCCAAAATCTTTCGAAATCAGTACTGGCTTCGGGCGCGCTCGCGTCTTCCGAAGGATCTGTATCTGTATCTGTATCTGGTGTTGCAGACGCGTTCGCCTGCGTTCTCTTGCGTTCGCGCCACTCTCTGGCGCGTTCGGCCGCGCCGTCCTCGCGCTTTGGCTGGCGCTTTTCCCAGCTGGAAAATCTGCCATCGGTGATCATGCCTTTATCAGCCATTGCGGCGACGATGGCCTCGACCTGTTCTGGTTCGCAGCCATAGAAATAGGCCAGACCTTCAGCGTCATAACCGGCGATCGAGCCACGATCCGACGCCTGAGATGCGCGATCCATCAGCGCCCATGCAACAGCGACGGCAATTCCAGGCGCAACGCCGGAGCGGCGGGCGATACCGAGCCACTTAGGGTCGGTTGGTGCACCATGCCACGAACGGAACCAGTCGTTCATAGTGCACCCCTCCACTCTTCTGGAGTCCTTGCGCCTTTACTTCGATTGCAAGACGCGCAGGCGACGGTGAGATTGGAAGCGGTGTTCTTGCCACCGCGCGATTTCGGAAAGATGTGATCGACGTCAAATGGGCCGTCATTTGTGCCGCAATAAGCACAAACTTCACCGTCACGAAGCAGGACGGCCTCTCGGACCACTTCCCATGGTCCCTCCGGCCAATTGCTTGGATGCAGGTCATAGCGAACGTGGCGAGCGCATTGCACTTTGCTCAGGTGCACAGTGGCCAAATCGGTTGCCGATGGCATAGGCCGCGCCGACGCTCCCCACCCGTCCACCAGCATCATGAAATATCGGCCGACTTCTTCCGTGGAAAGATGGAGAGTGTCCGCTAGGAACGAATTGACGTTTATCTTCATCGGAAGGTCAGCCATTGGCGCACCTCTCGAACAGAAGCTTGTCGGTGGTCGGGTGCTTGTCGACACGGGGGCGAGACGGTGCGCTCCATGAGCGTCCCTTGACTTCGCCAATCTGACGCCAGCCTGCGGCTACAAGCGATGTCCCAGGCTCACTGGCAAGGATGTACGTGCCGATCCGGCGGTAGCCGAGCGCGAAACCGGCCCGTGCAGCTGCGCCGTAAAGGAACGAGCAGACATTTTTGGTGCCGTCAGTCGCCAGTCTGGTGACTTCAAGCGTCCAGCCATTGTCGCGAACACGGGATACAGGGCGGCCGACAATCGCGACGCCGACGATATCGTTTTCCTTCAAGCAGCCGAGGCTGAACTTGTGGCCGACGACAGGCTTGTGATGACGATGGAACATCGACACCCAATCGTTGGCGCTTTCGAGATCCATAGGAACGACAAATAGCTCTCTGCTCATTGGCACACCTCGACGTCAATGACGGCGGCATGGCCCTGAAGGTCATCTGCCCAGCGAGCGGTGACGCACTCGGCCAAGCTGTCATCCGATACGACGCCAGCCTTCACCAGCGCGTCAGAGATAGGCTTGATGATGTTGTCGATGTCGCGTGCCCGCTTTGAGCGCCAATGGCGCTGGGCGACGATTGACAGGCGATACGGGCCTTCAACCTTGCCGACCGTCTGCGCCTTGATTTCGGAGACAGCAGCCTTGCGCCAGTCTGCGTAGCCATCGCTCTTGGTGCTGATAACCTTGCCATCCTTGATAAAGCTCTTTCGAAGGCCGTTAGCCGAAGGCGGCATGGAGGTGATCAGGATACGGGCCGACGCGACCGCCTTCGGCTCGACGAACTGCTCGCGGTACTGCTTGGCTGACATGCGCTCGGTCATGCCAACCTCCTGCGCTTCTCAGGCGAAAGGCGGCTTTGCTCGTAGCGGCGATCAAGCGCTCGGCTCACGAGACGATCCACCATCCAAGGTTCGATATGCCACAGCAGAGAGGCGGCTATCGTTTCAACATCGGGGCCGTGGGTGGCGTAGGCTTCGATGAAGGTCATTCTCGCCCCTCCCAGAATAGCTTCGGAGAAGGCACGGTGAGGCTAGGCCAGCCGATCGGACGCCAGACGTACCAAGCGTGATCTTCCGTGCCGCTGTTTTCGCCAGGGAACCATTGAATGCGATCGACGAGGGCGATTTTGGCGGCGAAACGTTCGTTGTCTGCAAAGAGATGGCGCCGCGTCTTTCCGAAATCGAACTTTGCCGTCAGCAGCAAGGCAACCAAGCCTTTGCAGCGCGTCAGTGCGTATTCAGCGAACAGGACAGCGTCACGATTGCCTTTGCCGTAAGGCGGGTTGGTGATGATCATGTCGACCTGTTCCCAAGTGCCGTGCGGCTTCAGGAAGTCGATGACCATGTCATGTTGCCTGTCATAGGTGGCGATGTCAGAGGTCAGGACGTCAGCACCGGCCTCGCGAAGAACATCAGCCATAAGGTGATTGCCGGCGGCCGGCTCCCATACCTTTTTGCCTCGCACCGGGAAGCGGCGCAGAAGGGCCTCCGTCGCCCATGGCTCGGTCTGGTAGAGATCGTTTTCCTTGCGGGCGTAGTTCGAAGCTACGACGGTCATAGAAGCGCCTCCTGCTGCATGCTCTCGGCGCGATTGGCGATAAACATGTCTGGCTGGGCGTGCTCTTTTCGAAGCCGATCACAGGCTACGTCGAAGTACGTCTCGTCGAGCTCAATGCCGACGAATTGGCGTCCAGTGCGGATTGCGGCCACCCCAGTGGAGCCTGAGCCCATAAAAGGATCCAGAACCACGCCGGACGGAAGAAAGGATAAGCACCACGCCATAAGCGCGACGGGCTTCTGGTTCGGGTGATGCTTTGCGCTATGGACTATGTTCTCTTCGCCAGCGCGCATGATGCCACGCCACAGGTGATCGAAGATGCGGTCTGGACCGGCTTCACTGCACCACGCAAGCTCGACGTCACTACCAGATGGAAGCGAAGTCTTGCCGCACAACTTGTTCCATACCAGCCACCGACGGCGCGGCATAAGGACGTGGTTAAAGTGATTAGCCCCCCAGATGACGCTCGGTAGCTTGAGCTCGAGCAACATCGCAGGATCGAACGGCACCTTGTCGCCAGCGATCGGCTGGAAGTTGCCATCTTTGCGGCTCATCGCCTTACCCGCGCCCTTGCGGCCAGAGTTATGCCCGCTCTTGTAGTCCATCCCGTAGGGCGGATCAGTGAGGAGCGCGTTGGCCTTTTCGATCTCAGGCAGGATGGCGAGGCAGTCGCCAAGATAGAGCGTGCTGCTGCCGATAATCTCTTTGCGTTTCCAAGGCGTCGTCATGCCGCCACCTCGTCGCGCTGATCTTCCTGCCGCTTGGCGCAGGCTCGGAGATAGGCGCCTCTCATCTCTTCGAATTTGTCGAGGTCTTCTTCCTTGATCTCGATGAGATCGAGAGAGCGAGGCTTCTTGCTGTCTCTGCCGTGCTGTTCAAGCCAGAGTGTGACAGAGGCTATGCGGCGGTCGAGCCAGTTCACCATTTCAGCCGGATCTGTCATCGGCGCGTCCTCCAGACTTCTTCGGGATCGATGCCTTCAGCAGCCATGCGTTCAAGCGCAGCGGCCTGCTTGGCGTCATAGTTCGCCCAATGCTCGGCATGCTTCTCCGGTCCCCACTGGTCCCAGGTGGTCTCGCGCTTGCACCGATCAGCGAAATCTTTGTTCTGACGCCACTGGAGGCAGTAATGCGGCCACCACTTGGTCAGCTTGCCGCCGCCGCCGTGCTTGCTGTCGATGTCCGCGCCAATGATTTCAGCAAGGATTTCCGGCGTCAGTCCGCCTTCGATCCGCCCCCAGAAGCCAGCGAAGCTCTTGAAGCCGGTCTCGGACCAGTAGACAGAGCCCGGAGGCTGGACGGCGTAGACTTGGAAGAAGGAAGAGAAGCGAACCAGTGTCGGAATGCCGCGCACCTCAATCTCGATCGGGTCTCGCTCATCCAGTCCGATCTCCATCGGCGCGACGACGCCATAGGCGCGCGTCTCGAATTCCCGCGTTGGCGGCGGCGTCCAAGGCTTGGCTACCACCGGCGGCAGTGGCGGCATCATCAGATCGAACATGGAGAGCTGCTGCATCACCGAACCCTACTCACGCTTTCTTCTGACCAGCCTTGCCCACTTTAGGCACAGCCATTCCCAGCCCCGCCGAAGCAGGCTTTTGGTTAGTCGTTTCATGATCTGTCCCTAGACGTTCGGACCTGTACCGATCCGCTGCTTCCTCGTTCGCCTCGCAGGCACGCTCGTAATAGATTTTGAGGCGGCGATAATATTCGCCAGCAACGTCCTTCATGCCACGCGACTTGTATTGAAGCCGGTAGAGGTAGCTTTCAGGAACGCCGCTGTTTTCCGAGAGGCGATGGCGGATCAGATATTCCTTGTCGCCACGGCCACGGAATTCCATGTCCATAAGCTCGCTGGTCCAACCCTTAGCCTCTTGCAATGCTACGCTTGTCATCTCTGCCTCAGAAATTTTCTTTCCAAATCTTGAGTCACTATTGTTCTTCTCGGAGCGGCTATTGCCGTACATTCCAACTCTCCTGCGCTACACCTGATCCCGTTCCACGGAGACTTCAGATGCGCCGGAGAGATGATGATCACGACCAAGGGTTTGGCCCTGGCAGGCTTTCGCCCTTGGTCGCCGGCCCGCCGTCTGGGCATGCCGTAATTCCATTCAATCGCAGGGCGCCTGTTCCGCATTGCCCTGCCGCCGAAGTCTCTCCGCCGGAGGCTTCGGCACCCCCTTCCCTTGGCCTTCTCGTTCAAGCGGTCGTTCTTCGAACTGCGAACAAGAGGCTGAGGCTTAGTGTTCTCCGGGCCGCCGGGGAGGAGATCGGCGACCCGGAGCTTTGACTGGCCGGAGGGTCGGAAGAGCCAGTCAATTGATCTTCGGCTGGTGCCAACCTTCGGGAGCGCCAGCCTCTTCGTCTCTGCTGCAATTGCCGGACATGCGGATTGCAGCCGCAGTGCATATAAAAAGGGCCGCGATGATGATGCCGACGAACATCCAGGCTAAGGTCATCATGGGCTCTTCTCCGGTCTGGAAATTTGCTTTCGATCGAGCCCGACGCCGCGTTCAATCGCGCGCTGGGCCATTGCATCGACGGATGATTTCGGAAGGATCGGCGTCATGCTCGCGCTCCCGCTGGAAACTCGTGCTTGCTGATCATGAATGGCTGCAGACCATTGGCGACCAGAACCCGGTCTATGGTGCGGATGGCCTCAGTGCGGCCCAGACGGCGCGGCCTGCCCTTCTCCCCGATCGGGCGGACGACATACCAAGAGCCGGACGACTTAATCTCGTAGCCGAAGCCCTTCATGATCTCCTGCAGGTACGACCATTCGCTGGTGAACCCGCGCTTGAAGGTGCGGACCTCTCCGCCCTTGGCGGTGAAGTCGATGATCATGGCCGTCAGTTCAGAACGGGAACGGATGTGAGGGGCGGTGATCATGCTGCTTCCTCCTCGTCGTTCGCCTTCGCGGCTCGCCGTGACAGGCGTCGTCCATGGTTTTCATGGAAGTTGAACTTGGCTTCGGCGTCTGCGCGAGCTCTCGCGGCTTCATCAATGGACGCGAACGTTCCGAGATGTTTTACCTTCTTGCTGACGCGTATCTGCGCCACCCAGCCCTTGCTCGAAGGGCTCCGATGGACACCCAAGACCCCGCTCTTGTTCCGCGGGCCGATGCCCAGATTGTGGGAGTTCTCCTCGAAGGTAACGGACCTGAGGTTTGAAATGCGGTTGTTGCTGGGGTCACCATCGATATGGTCAACCTCGACTTCTGGCCACGCATTGTTAGCGAATGCCCAAGCAAGCCTGTGGGCGTATACAAAGCAGCCACACACGCAGATCAGCTTGTAACCGTCGGGGCGGGTTGACCCGGCGATCTTCCCCGAAAACCTGGAATATGAATGAAATGCATTCGGTGAGGCGAAATCTTCCAATGGTCTATGACGCCAATAAAAATCCCCGCTCTTCTCGTCATAGCGAAGCCGCTTCCGCAATTCTGCGAGTTCAAGCATGAGAAGCTCCTTCGGAATTCTTCCGACAAGACCAGCATTCATGGCTTCCGTAGCCGCCGCAGTTATCTGGGCGAAGGCAATTGGGGCGGATGGATTTGGCCGGAGGGTTACTGACGGTCCCGCCGGCCGTGTTCGAGGTATCTGCGCGCTCCGCGCTGCCATCTACATCGCTACCTCCCGTGTTGGCGCCGACGACGTTCAGCCCGCCGTCGAGGCTTTGGCCTTCGCTGCGATCCTCAGTCGGATCGATCTGGACGGACGACGACGGTTCAACGTCAATGACGTTCGCAAGTCCGGCACTGCCGTTCACTTCAGCGATTGCGTCGTCGTCCGATGGGGAATTGGTGGGGAGGCCAGTGCCAAGGCAGTACGCCTCCCCTGCGCTTTCGGCGCGGGTAGCCACGGTCTCCGAAGGTTGCCCCTCTATCGTAGCCTCAGCCGAGGAATGATCCTCGACCTGAACCGCGGTCCTCTCGGATACCGCCTCCGCCGCCTTGCGCGGGGATTGGAGAGCCTTTGCAGGGCCATTGCCGAACTTGGTGGCGACAGCATCCGCGAGGGCTTTGTTCTCGTGACGCGCTTCCTCGGAGATCAGGCCAGCGTCGGCCATCTCGTCGACGAGGGATTTGTGGTCAGCCATGGCTTCGGAGGTGCGCTTCTTTGCCCGATCCTCACGCGTCGAAGTCGGAGCCTCGTGGAAGAAGTCGGGCTGATCGAGCATGCCCAGAGCGTGGAGGTAGGTGTCGAGGATCTGCTCCTCTTCCATGCGCTGCTGCTCGTCTTTCTTCCGCAGCGCCACGACCCGCTTCATGATGACGGTATCGAAGCCCATGCCCTTGGCTTCGCCGTAAACATCCTTGATGTCGTCGGCGATGGTCTTCTTTTCCTCTTCGAGGCGCTCGATGCGCTCAATGAAGGCGCGGAGCTGGTCGCGGGCTACGCCGTGTGCGTCGGACATTTACATCATCCTCTCGGGGAACTGACGGCAGAAGTGCGCAGGCACGGCATCGGTGAATGCGTCTGTGTCGACGCCGATGATCTGCAGATGGGTGATGAGTTCTGGACCGGCCCGAAACCATTCGCCGCAGAGGCGGAGGTGCGCGAATTCCTCTTTCAGTTCGCCTTCATGACCAATCTTCGCGGGATAACAGGCGACAAGATCGAGGCCGCGCGATGCGCCGGTGAAAAGAGATTTGACCCTAACCCGAACCTGATTGCTCTTGCCGATCTTGATATCGCCAAGACCGCGAGCGCGGATATAGTAGTGCAGGTAGAGGCTAGGATCGGTGGCGCGATAGTCTGCCCAAATCTCATCCAGCTTGCCGGTGCGCCAAGCCGCCATGAAGATGGAATTGAGTTCGCGCGTCGAAGCGTAGTAGCGCTCAATGATCGGGCGCGCTTCGGAAACGATTTCCTTGAGGGTCTTCGAGGAGAGCATTTATGCGGCCTCCTTTTCGACGGCGATGTAGGCTTCGCTGGCGGCCGCCAGATATGCAGTGTGTGCGAGTTCAGCCGTGTCGAAGCTGCCGATATACTTGTTCTTCCCGAGAATGGAGATTTGCGCGATGTACCGGTTCTTGTGGAACGTTACGCCGAGCGGCAGATCATATTTCGACGCGCGCCGCTTGCGTCCACGGCTCTGCGCCCTCTTTCGAAGAGAAGCGACAGCCTTTTCATGGTCGGGATGGCCCTTGCGGTATGGGTTGTTCGGCTGGAACGAGACGTTGTGCTCGAACTTTGCGATATAGACACTGCCCACCTCGTAGGCGCCGGCATCACCGAAACGACACATGACATAGGAACCCCGCCCCCTGCCACGCTCTGCCCATTTCCCCGATTCCTGCCAAACCTGCCACCAGTCCCAAAGCGAGAGCTTCCACTTGATGCCCCGGCGAAGAGCGTTCTGCCTCTGGCTATGGAAAGCACCAGTCGGTGTGGTCGCATTGGTCTTTTCGTTCGATTGCTTGCTTTCGAGGCCGATCCGAACCAGATCGCGATACTGCGCATAAGTGCAGCCATACTTTTCGAGGGAGGCAGCATCCTTCTTCGACTGCGCAGACCGCTTCTTGCGGCTGGACCGAACGCTCTGCCCGCCTTCAACGGCGGACACGCCGGCATATCTGGAAAGGATTTGCCTGACGCGTTCGCGGGTGACGCCATAGACCTCACCAATCTCAGCAAGGGTCTTGCCGCCTTTGTACATTGCGGCCATCGCGTCGGTGCGAGTTGCATCGCAGCCTCGCCCAACCGATGCGTGGACAAATTCGATGCTGTGATTTCGGGCAAGGTTGCCAACGACAGCAACGCGCATCCCAAGGGTTTCTGCCACCTGAGAGCGGGTCATGCCTTTCTCGGCAAGCGCCTTGATGCGATCGACGATTTCTTCTGTGCCAGCCCTGTTCTTGCGGCAACCCTCAAAGGCAAAGCCAAACTTCTTGGCGTAGCGCTTGACGGTGAGGATGTTCAGCCCGGAAGCATTTGCCACCTGAGCTACCGTCATGCCCTTGCCGTCGAACTGCTCGATGGCGAAGGCCCTGTTGATCCAGATATCGGGGTTCATGCTGCCACCTCGACCGTTGGGCGAGGTACATCGTGAGGCCAGATCGCCCCATCGGGCCAATTCGCGGAAAACCATTCGAGCGCGGCATTGTAGCGCCCAACGGTGATGTCAGCCCCGCCTCGAATGGCGGAGAGCTTCTTGCTGTCCTGAAAGACACGGCTGCTGACAGTCTTGTCTTCGACTTTGGAAACCCGACCGTATTCGTCGGCCACTTCGATGAGGTGTTCGATATTGAGCATGGCCCATCATCGGTAATTTAACCGCCCATGTCAACGGTTTTTTTACCGCTCGCACAATCGAAGTCTTATCGGTAATTTTACCTAATGATTAATGTTGAAGAAATCCTCCGCCTGATCGAACGTCATGAAGCTGAGACAGGCGAGACGATGACCGAGTTGTCGCGTCGCGCGACGAACAGCACTGAGACGATCCGAAATTGGAAGCGTAACCTCAAAGACGGGAAAGAATTCAGCGCTAACTTTGATAAGGTGCAGGCTATCTTAGAGGCGATCGGCGTGAAGATCCGACTGATCGGCAACGTCGCCAGCCTTCAGACCCCTGAAGAGGCATTGCGAAGCGCGTTGATCGCCTATGGCGTGGATGCAGATGACATACCGCAAGTCTTCAAAGCAATCATCGGCTTCCGCGACGAGACTTCCGGCGAGCTATCACGATCAGACCATCCTCATGGTCAATCTGCACGCGCCAGTCGCCGCCGTGTATCAGCGCCATAAGCACTGAAATCTCAGCTGCTTTCCGCTTGATAACTGTCTCGGGCGGGGCCGATGGGATCGCGCCCGACGAGTCCCTTAGGGCGGCTACAATTTCTTCATTTCGTGTTTTGTATTTCGGTCGGTACTGGTGAAAGATCGCCACGCTTAAACCCCAAATATCTCCTGCCCAGGGAATGCCGGCATTGTGAACAAAACGAGAACTTAAGCAAGAGTGAATCTATCAAAAATTGATGACGTCAGCACGCCAAGATAGACGATACCGCTAGGATAGCTTCTCGGTTTAATCGGTTTTTTTACCGCCGCCTATTGCATATCGGTTTTTTTACCGCTATAACTTCCATCAACGAAACGCCACGGCGCGGAGATGGAAATGCAGCACATTCGAGATATCGCTACCGATCGCAGCAAGAGCGACCTTCGCTTCAACAGCGCCAAGACGCTCGCCGACTGCAACGCCTACATGGCGATCGAGGCCCAGCGCGCAGGCGCAATCGGCTTCCTTCATATCCGCAAGCCTGAGCAGGCCGTGAAGGGGCCGAACTGGCTGCGCGGCGCAATGGATCGCGTCACCACCCATTACGACTACGCCCGCGAAATGATGGGCATCACCGAGCAGGATCAGTTCTATGCGTGAACAGGACGAAATCGCCCGTCTCCGCATGGGCCTCCACCATGCCGTAGGCTACCTCCAGCACTTCAAGGATGACGCCGAGTGCAAGCTCGTCTCCTACCCTGACAGCATCCAGAGGGCCATCGACGATATCAAGGGCGTTCTGAACGGCGGGCAGGCTGGCGATGCTTATCGGGCGCCGGTCGAAGATCAGTCACCGGTCGGCAACCCTCCGCTTTTCAAACGCCGCGCCGGTCTGGATGCGCTGGTCATGGGGGCTCGACTCTGATGCAGCTCACCTGCTCAACCTGTAACGGCGAAGGTGCCATCTACAAGTCCCGATACGGCGGCAACGATCCTGATGTCTGGAAGGATCGGAACTGCGAGGCATGCAACGGCTCTGGCAATCAGATCTGCGAAGCTCGCGGCTGCGATGAGCTGGCCGTTGCCTTCAATGACGATGGCGAGGCGCTTTGCGAGGATTGCCTGCTCGAATGGACGGTCTCCGAGTTCGCGATGGAGGAATACGATGTCTGACATCGCAGCCGACATCGCCTCCCGTCTCGAAGACCTCCGCCAGCGCGAAGCCGCGCACCGCGAGAAGAGCCTTCGCCGGATCGACGCCATCAACAAGGCCGTCACGCTCGTCCTCACCTTGGCCGCCGTCGGCGGTCTCACCATCCTCTGCGCAAACGGTTTGGAGCAGCAGCTCAAGACCAGCGCGCTCGATTGCCAGGAGGCATGCGTCAATGTCCGGTAACCGACTTGATCACGGCCACGCCTTGAAAGGCCATCACTCCAAGACCTACAGCGCTTGGAAGAGCATGAAGCAGCGATGCTTAAATTCTGAAAGCTCATCGTACGAGAATTATGGCGGGAGAGGCATAACGGTTTGCGCCAGATGGATGAAGTTTGAGAACTTCCTCGTCGATATGGGCGAGCGGCCAGATGGGGCAACTCTTGACCGCGTAGATAACCAGCGCGGCTATTTTCCAGAAAACTGCAGGTGGGCGGACAGCAAGACCCAAAGCAGGAACAGGCGAACTAGTCGACCAGTCGTAAGAAGTGATGGCGCATCATTCGAGACTATAGCCGAAGCAGCCGAAAAAACTGGATCCACCCAAATGGGCATCTGGCACTCGTGCACTGGCAGACAGCACACCCACAACGGTTTTGGCTGGAGGTATGCGTGATGGCAGAAGTAGAGTTCAACATCGCCCGCCAGGCAGAGGCCGCCAAGCGCCTGATGACCAATCTCCGTTCTCAGGGCGTCGATGACGATCAGGAACTGGTCGCCGACACGATCGAGGGCGAGACCTCGCTTATTGAGGCCATCACCGCCGCGCTTGCTGAGATCGACGAATGCGACGTGCATATCGTCGGCCTCAAGGCCAAGGAAGCCGAGTTCGCAGAGCGCCGCCGCCGTATGGAAGAGCGCGCCGACCGCATCAAGGCGACGATCGAGCAGGCGATGATCGCCACAGAGCAGGATAGCTTCCGACTGCCGACCGCAACGCTGACGCTGACGAAGCGCGCCCCCGGCCTGATCGTCACCAACGAAGCCGATATCCCGACCAGGTTCTGGATCGAGCAGGAACGCCCTGCCCCGAAGCTCGACAAGAAAGCTCTCAGGTCCGCTCTCGACGAAGGCACCATTCCCGGCGCCACGCTCGATAACGGCAGCCGATCCCTTTCCGTCCGGAGGAAGTAACCCATGAACGCATTGACCCGCTACGACATGACGCCGAAGCAGATTTCGCTCGTGAAGAACACGGTGGCGAAAGACTGCAACAACGAAGAATTCGACTTGTTCTGCGAAGTCGCTCGCGCCAAGGGGCTGGATCCGTTCCTGGGCCAGATCATCCCGATGGTCTTCAACAAAGACAAGGCCGACAAGCGCAAGATGACGATCATCATCAGCCGCGACGGCCAGCGCGTCATTGCGCAGCGCTGCGGCGACTACCGGCCTGCGAGCAAACCGGCGATCTACGAAACCGACAAGGCGATGATATCGCCGATCAACCCGCAGGGTATCATCTCGGCGACGACCTTCCTGTGGAAGCAGGACCCGAAGTCTGGCGAGTGGTACGAAGTCGCTGGGCAGGCATTTTGGGAAGAGTTCGCGCCCGTCTCTGACGAGTGGGTTTACGATCAGGAAGCGGGCAAGCGGAAGCCATCGGGCAAAAAGACGCTCGACAGCTCCGGCAACTGGTGCCGCATGCCGCGCCTGATGATCGCGAAATGCGCCGAGATGCAGGCTCTTCGCGCTGGCTGGCCTGAGCAGTTCACGGGTCTCTACGACGAGGCCGAGCTCGACCGCGCCAAGGTTCTGGACATGACGGCAACCGAGATCGTCGAGCAGGACCGCCAGGACAACCGCATGCGCGCGATCGGCGGCAAGGATTCGATCACGGTCTGGTGGGAAGACGGCTTTGCGCTCGAGAATATTCCTGACGGCCAATTCGTCGATCGCGTCATCGAGCACCTGAAGACCACGCACCCGGGCAAGATCGCCAAGTGGCAGGACACCAACCGTGCCGCCCTGCAGATGTTCTGGGCTCGCCATCCGGGCGATGCTCTTGCGCTGCGCAAGAGCATCGATGCGGCGATCGCCAAGGCGGCTGACGACAAGAAGGTACTCGAAACCGTAGCGTTGGCGGGCGGATGACCATGACACAGCAACGCCAGCGCTTCATCCTCATCAACGACCGGGTGCGCGACAACGCGTTGGCCGCCATCGCTGCTGCTGAGGAGGGCAGCACCGTGGCGCTCGGCCCTCAAACCCGCAGCGGGGACCAGAACGCCAAGTTCCATGCCATCTGCACCGATATTGCTAACTCACAGATGAAGTGGGCAGGGAAGCGCCGGTCTGCGGAGGAATGGAAGGTTCTACTGGTATCCGGTCACACAGTCGCGACCGCCGGAGAAGTAGAAATCGTTCCCGGTCTTGAGAATGAATTCGTCAACATCCGCGAAAGCACGTCTCGCATGTCAGTTGGGCGCGCTGCCAGCCTAATCACCTATGCCATCGCCTTTTGCGACACCAACGGCATCCACCTGACAGAGACGATCCGCGGTGGGTTCCACGAAGGCGCGAACGATCGGAGGTCGGCATGATCAACTGGCAGACCACCGCCGCAAGCGTCGTCGCTGAGGTTGATCGCAACCTCCCGGCTGATGCCGACATTGCCACCCGCAAGCGTGCCTTGCGTGCCGCTCGTCCTTGGGAGTTCGCCTCGACGAGCTGGGGCCGCAAGGTATGGGCAAAGCACTCCCGAAAATACCTCGAAAAGTTCGGCCTGCCGCCTTTGAAGGCGAAGGCTGTCGAAGATCACCTGTCTCCGCTTGAGCGGATGATGGCAAAGGCGAAAGGTGAAGCATGAGCATTCAGCCCCTCCTCGAACAATCATGGCAGACGCTTCTCGACAGAGACGATCGAACCAGCCCCGCCGAATACCCGGACATGTGCCTGATCACTCGCGAAGAGCTTCAGCAATTCCTCGTTGATGCTTCGTCCAACTGGAAGCAAACACGAAACCACGGCATCTGCATTGAGGAGTCGCGCGAGATCGACAGCGGTAGCGTCATGGGCTTCTTCGCCCGTGGTCACCACGACGCCTACAAATTCGCCGAGGCCTGCAACGATTATACTGGCGCCGACCCGTATTATGACCGCCGCCATGTCAAGGCTGAGGATTGCCGGCAAGAATGGTGGCGTACCGTTCCTGTGAGCGGCGAACCGGGCGTTTCCGCCTATCACAATGCCGAGCCGCATTCTCGCGGGGCCTTTGCTGTGACGGTTACGCACGTCGTCGAGGACCGCGAGCGCAAAGAAACGCAGCGGTGGATCGACGAACACCACAAGGGTCGTGCCGCCGGTTTCGCCGACGGACTAAATTGGGCGTTGCGCCAGCTCGACCGCATCAATGCGGACGCTGGCGAAGAGCTGCTTCGTCGCTACCGAGAGCAGGACAATAAAGGCGGTGCAAAATGAGCAACCGTCAGCAACGTCTCGCCGCCCGATCATTCGAGCGCAAAGGCCTGAAAGGTGACTGGGGTCTATGGCGTGTCACCAACCTGCCGGACGGCATTCCCGGTGGCAATGGCTGGTGCAAGGAAGTCCGCCATGCTCAGGCCAACAATCTTTATGTCGTCCTGATCCGACCATTCCTTGATGAAAAAGGCAATCCGGTCGTTCATTTGGCGATCCGCACGGCGTCAAACCTTGAGCCGCCGTGGCGCGACATGCAGCGCATCAAGAACGAAATCTGCGGCGAAGAAGCGACAGCCATCCAAGTCATGCCGCCGTTGTCGGAACTCGTCGATGAAGCCGACATGTATCACATGTGGGTGCTTGATGACCGCCTGCCCTTCACTCTAGCTTATCGGAGAGCAGCATGACCCGCACTATCTCAGTCTCCAGTCACACCCGCCGTCTCCCTGAAAAGGCACCCGCCCCCTTCGCCACCCTTATCGAAGCCCGCCGCCGTTCTCTGGCAGCAAAGTACGGCATTGAACTGGTGGAGACAGATGATCCAAGGCTGAAGGCACCGATACCCGCCCCGGTTCACGGTCCCGGCCGCCGTCCGCTGATCGAGATCGCCGGCCAGCTGCTCGCACTCGCGAAGACCGCAGCCCGCATCGGGAGGCACTGATGAAGCGTCAGGAGTTCTCAGGAAAGGTCCGCGCGCAAGCCTTCGCCCGTTGCGGCGGCAAATGCGAGAAGTGCGGCGCGTGGCTCAAGGTCGGCGCCGGGGAGTATGATCACATCATCCCCTACTATCTCACGCAGGATTCGTCGCTCGACAACTGCCAGGTCTTGTGCGTGCCGTGTCACCGTGGAGCCGGAGCGAAGACCGCCAACGATCAGCGCATCATTTCCAAGGTGAAGCGGGTGAAGGCCAAGTTCGACGGCACCTTCCAGCGCGCCGGTAGCTTCCAGAACCGTTTCAAGAAGAAGATCAACGGTGATGTCATCGACACTCGCACAGGGGAGATTGTTGGTCGATGACGCTTCCTTACGAAAACAGCACGTCCGGCCGATCGGCAATGGACGATATTCGCAAGACCATTCAGGCCTTCGGCTGCTCGAAGTTTGCCCCGATGGAAGACTTCGACGAGGGCAAGGTCATCATCCAGTTCGAGTATCGCGGCCGTATGGTTCAGGTATCTGCCAGCGCCAAGGGATATGCTGCGGCCTGGCTTCGACAGAACCCGCACACGCCGCGGATGCGCAAGACCCGCATTGAGCATGAACGCGCAGCCTTGGCAAAGGGGCAGGTGGCCGTCTGGTCGATCCTCAGAGACTGGATCAAGGGGCAGCTCACCGCGATCGAGACGGGAATCCTGTCGTTCGAAGCCGCATTCCTCGGCCAAATCCTTCTGCCGACCGGCGAAACCATCCACGATCGCATATCGACGCAGGGCCTTCTTCCAGCGCCGATCACTACCGAGGAGAACAGCCGATGAACGAGACAAACGAAATCCGATCCATCGGCTCCCAGATGGCGAACATCATGTACAATCTATCGCAGGGCGCCAGCCTGCCGGTAGAGACGCGAGACCTGATGCGGGAGATGCATCAGCGCTGGGATGCGGCGATTTCTGCTGACAGGGGGCCACCGCCCCAGTCACATGTGATGGGGAGTGAGGCAGAGAAAATCGCCCTGCTCGAAGAGCAGATTGCGGGCCTCGAAGACGAGCTTGACGAGGCGCGGCAGGTGCCTTGGCCTGAATGGTCAATCAAGATCCTCAAGCTGG